CCTTCAGCTGGGCGTAGTAGGCAGCCATCTCCGGCACCGCGTGCTCGTAGTTGCAGATGTACAGATGCGCGTTCGGCGCTTCCTTCGCGAGCCGTTCCATGATGCCGCCGGGGCGCACCAGATGCTCCAGGCCGCGCTCGGGGCGCGACGAGTAGATCATGGCGAACTCGCCGTTGAAGGGGTCCGCCGCGTTCACAGCCTCGTCGTTGGCGGCTGCGTTCGGCTTGGCCTTCATGCGGAGCATCTGGCCGTGCGTGACATCCGCCGTCGCGAAGCGCTCGGGGTCCACGCCGTTGGTGATCGGCAGGACGAACCCCGGCTGGATGTTCAGGATGGTCTCAACCTGCTTCTTGTGGAACTCGCTGACGACGAAGACGCCATTGGCCTGCCAGCAACCCGTGTCGAACGCGGGCTTGTTGCGGGCGAGCGCGAGATCGTGGAGCCAGAAGTACGCCTGCTTGGCCGCGTACTTGCTACGCAGGCCGAGCGGGTGCCGCTGGATGATCAGCAGGTCGTGGTAACTGTTCTGGGCGTACGCCTCGAAGCGATCGCCCAATGGTGTGGCATCCGTGATCTTCCCGGCGAAGACATACTCCACGCCGTCCCACTCGCCCTCTTCCGGCGAGTTGGTGAAGAGCCGGACCACGTGGCCGCGCGATGCCAGTTCGCGGGCCACGTGATACGCAGCCGTCTCCGACCCACCCAGCGACTTCTCGTGGATGGTGCGCCCGTTGAAGGGAATCCCGCCGCAGTGCAGCACGATGCGCATGGTGTTCTTACTCCTTCTCGGCGGCAGCAACCGCCTTCTCAGCGGCGATCTTCGCCGCCGTCTCGTGTTCGATCTCGATCACAGTGACATCGAACACCTTCTTGAGCAGCGGCGACGGCGCGTAGCCTTTCGCCTTGGTGTCCACGCCGAGGGCTTCGGCGATCTGGATGACCGTGGTCTTCGGGTTCTCGGTGAGCAACTCGTGCGCCTTGGCCTTGAGCACGTGCTCAGGCACCAGCGAGACAAGCCCGCCTTCGGCCACGATGCGTTCGGTCTTGAGTTCCATCGTCTTCTTCTCCTTCGTTGAGGGTGGGGCGGCGGGCCATCCCCGCCGCCCCGATCGAAGCACCTACATCAGGTGCTGGAGTTCACCGCCAGGATCAGGTAGGCGTACCGCGAGCCGGTCACCTTCTCGTCCTGGTAGTAGCCGACCTCGACATCCGTCTGCTTGCGGGTGCCGTCATAGGGATGACGCTCCGCCTGCATCGAGGGCACGCCCTGCACCGACCAGCGGTACGAGTACGCCCACGACGGGACATTGATGGCAGGCTTCTTCGGCTTCACGTAGCAGAGCACGTGGTCGGCGAGCACGCGGCTCAGCGACTCCGTGGCGGCTTCGTTGGCCGTGTTCTTCACCGAACGCGACACCAGGAACTCGTCCACCTCGAACAAGTCCTTGATCGCCTGCACGGTGGCGAACCCGCCGCCGTTGTTGGTGCCGTAGATCAGGTTGCGCACGGTGCTGTCCCGGCGGAACGAGTTCCACGCCTTCTCGCCCATCAGGATGCAGTTGGCCCGCACGCCCGTGGTGTCCTTCACGACATCGAGCGCCGTGTTGAGGTTGGCGATCGGGTTGCCTGCACCGTTCCAGGCCGAAGCCACGCCGGCACTGGAGCCGACATTGGTGGTGGCGATGAGGGACGCGATGCGCGTCTCCCAGTCCAGCCAGTGCTTCGTGACCAGGAACTCGGCGGCACCGTCGAACAACACGGAGCGCTTCACCGCGTCCGCGTTGGCGAGGTCTTCCACCGTCACGCCCGTCTTCAGGGCGTAGTTCTTGCAGAAATAGGACTGCGAGCCGACCTCGCGATCCACCCGGTTGGCTTCGGTGCCGGGCGCACGGCGCGTGCGCTCGACCCGCAGCTGATCCTTGCTGAAGAACTCGGTGACGAAGCCCGACTGATTCGGGACATCGATCACCGGCAGGATCAGATCAGCGATGCCCTGCTCGGGGCGGTAGCCCAAAGCGACATTGCTGAGGGGCACATCGGTGTGCAGATCGCGGCCAGTGGCCGCCATGTGCAGCGCCCGCATGCGCTCGAATTGCTCGTTGCGTTCCATCTTGTTGGCCTCCTTAGACCAGCAGGCCGCCGTTCAGGAAGTTGCCGGCGAACTCGCCGACATCACCTGAAGCGACCTGAACGAGTGCGCGGCCAACCGGCACCCCGCCACCGGAGCCGATCGCGGTGTAAGCCGTCAGGAAACCCGACGCGCTCACCGTGATCGCAGCGCCGCTGTTGACAGCGCCACCGAACCGGCCCTTCATGATGCCAGCCATGTGCACCGTGCCGAACTCGCCCGACTGCGGCTTGCTCGCCATGACGCCGATCGCGGTCTGCGGAGTCGCGGCGAGGTCGCCAGCGAGGTTCACAGCGCGGTACTGCATCGCGGCGACGCTACCGAAGTTGTTGGCGGCTGCCACGGTCCACGGCAGAACCCAGTTGCTCTGCATGGATCAGCCCTCCTGCTTCGGGCCAACGGCATACACCGTGGCCAACTTCTCGTCCGCCGCCAGCACCTGGTGCTTGGCGACCGAGTACGACACCTTGTCCCGCGCGACGATCGCGTTGGCACGCTTGTCGAGTTCGGCACAGGCGGCATCGTAGTTCATCGGCTTGTCTTCGTCGCCGGTCTTGTCTCCGGCGGACTCGGCCTTGAACGCGACCTTGCCATCGGCGCTCTTGGTCTCGACCACGCCGAACGACTTCACCAGCGCCTCGACATCGATGTTCACGACGCGCGCATCGTCATCGACGCCCAGCAACTTGCTGAACGACTCGCGCTGCGCGGCCTTGATGACCTCGCTCTTGACGAGGCCCTCGAAGACAGCCACGACGCGGGCGCGGGCGGTGCCCACCTTGGCATCGTGCTTCTCCTTCTCGAAGGTCGCCACCTTGGCGTTCGCTGCGTCGAGGGCAGTCTGCAACTCAGTCTGCTTCGCGGCGAACTTCGCGGTGACCGACGCTTCGACGCCAGGCAGGGCCGCAGCCACAGCCTTGGCGATCTCGCTCTGGATCTCCTGCTTGTCCATGTTGATCTCCGTCTTGTTTCCTGCCACCGCCGCGAACGCAGCACGCCGACCCACGCTGAACAAAGCAGCGTCTCGCGACATGTAAGCGCCGAGGTCTTCGAGGGTGTTGACGGCAGGAAGGTCCGCACCCAACAAGGCAACACCGTCCACCACGAAGGGGTAGTGCTGTCCCTTGTAATTCACTTCCATTGAGAGTTCGATGCTGACCGTCCGGTACAGCTTGGCCTCCATCGCCTTGGCGACGACATCCGGCACGCTCTCAAAGTCGGCCAGCAACTTCTGGCCCTTGATGTAGAGACGGCTCACCCAGCCCAGCGCGTGTTGCGCGCCAACGGGGGTCTGGTCTTCCGTGTGGCCGATCTTGAGCGGCACCTTGTGCACGCCCTTCAGCAGATCGAACGCCTTGACCATCGCTTCGAGATCGTGCATCTGGAACACCATGCCGTTCCACTTGCCGACCGCGAAGACCTCTTTGCCCTTGAGGCTCTTCATGCGTCCAACTCCTTCGCAACCGATGCGATCTTGTTCTGCGTGCCGCAGTCACAACGGACATTCATCATGTAGCCACGACCGATCGTGACCTCGTTGACCTTCGCGCGGATGAGGTCGCCGCACTTCTTGCAGTGGCCCTCCAGCACGCCGGTTTGGGGCGAGGGCAGCATCAAGCCGAGGCTGATGCCGGTCTTCACTGCGGCCTGCTTGGCCATTAGCCGAACCCCTTCTGTGGGTCAACGGTGGGCGGTTCCGATTGCTTCCACTTGTCGCCTTCGACGATCGGGATGAGCAACGAGCGGCAGTTGAAGTGATTCGGCGGAGTGATGCTGCCCCACACCGGATCATCCGCCGCGTAGACCGAACCGTTGAGGGACGAGCAGATGTCGGTGGTGTGCTCGTCGAGCACGGCGCTGTACTGGAACGCCTGGACGAAGCCCTCCAGCGCCGGGTCCGTGAAGTAGTCGAAGCGCGCCTCATTGAACGCATCGAAGACGCTGGTGCGCACTGTGGTCTGGAGCCGACCCAGCGACAACTCGCCGTCGCCCATGAGGTCTTCGAGCGCCGAACCGCTCAGGCCCGTCACTTCGGCGAGGTCTTCCGCGCTGAGGAACCCGCCGCGCGCCAGCTGGGCGTAGGCATCGTTGGCGATCTCTTCGATGCTCCGGCCCGCGCGAATGCCGCTGATCACGGAGTTCCTGATGATGTTCTCGGCATCGGTCGTGAGCGCGCCGGTGGTCGTGTACACCCGGCCTTCGAGGTAGGGCAGTGCGGTCTCGATGACGATGTTGGGGTCCGGGCGACGCGGGGTGAAGCGCGCCTCCTTCTTGGTCAACTTCGCCTCGATCGCTGCGGCCTGCTTGATCTCCTGATCGGCGAGACGAGCGCCGAGCAGGTAGGCTTCCTTGGCGTTGCCGATCAGCGAGCGCTTGACCGCGCCCTTGCTGCGCTGCGTGAAGGCGATCGCCTCCATGTCCTCGATGACGCCATCCGCCCCCTGCTGGCGGACCGTGGCGATCACTTCGTTGATCCCGGCCTTGATCGCTTGGTGCAGCTGCTTGAGCGAATCGGCCTCCATGTTCCGCGTGCGCTGGTCGATGACCGTGAAGTGCACGCGCGCCTCCGAAGACGCGACCATCTCGGCGCGATCGTTGAGCGTCATGCCGTGGCCACGCACGGTCTCGTCAAGCGGCGCGGGCTTCGGCTCACCCGGCTTCGGCGGCAGCGGCTTGCCGTCCGGCCCCAACTTCGGCGGCTGCTCGTCCGGCGGCAAGGGCTTCCCGTCCGGGCCGATCTTCGGCTGCTGGATCGGGAGGCCAGTGGCCGGGTCGATGAGACCGGGCTTCTTCAGCGGCTCGCCCTTCGGCGGCATGTCCAGCATCTCGCGCACCTTCTTCTCGTCGGTGTCGCTCGCCTCCGCGCCGCCCTTCTGGAGCATGTCGCCCCACGCCTTCAGCAACTCCAACTTGCGGTTCTCGCTGATCGGCTTGAACTTGAAGGTCGGCGCGAGACCATCGGCGAAGTTGGCGCGGCCCAACTCGTCCATGATCTGCTCGTTGATCGCGTCTTCGAGTTCCTGCGTGCCCTCGTCGAGCGTCCACAGGAACGCCTCGAACTGTGTCTGGCTCTGGCTGTAGGCCCCGGTCTGCCCGGTCTCGGTGATGCCGAGAAGGTTGGGCACCAGGACGCACTTGGCCATGCCGAGGTTGCACGCAGCGATCGTCTCCTTGAACTGCTGGGTGTCTTGCGGGAAGACGACATTGGCCTTCACGCCCGCCGGGAGCAGCGCGCCAGTCGCCGCGCTCATGTTCCTGATGAAGCCCTTGAGGGCGTTCCAGTCGGCGGAGTTCTGCTGGCTCGCAGCAACGCCCTTCTCGACCTCGAAGAAGACGAGGCCGCAGCCCATCCGCTCCAGGTGGATGTTGCGGAACCGCGTGGCCATGTCCTTCGAGAAGTAGTCGCGGTACGCCTCACGGATGTCGCTCTGGCCGTACTGCTCATCCACATCCGAGTTGTGGACGAGGTAGATCATGCGGTTCAGCGGGATGGGGCGATCGGGAAGACCGGGCGAGCGCTGGATGCACTGGACGATGTCGCCGTGGACATCGGTCTCAAAGTGGAAGGTCTCGAACGGGCGCGACTTCAGCGCCTTGAGGCCGTGCCAGGTCTTGCCCTCGAACTCGAAGAGATCGTGGACCTTCTCGGTCATCGAGAAGCCCTGCGGCACGGCCTTCATGATCTTCTTCAAGCCGGAGTTCCACGAGCCGCCCATGCGCTCGATGATCCGCTTGAAGAGCCTGATCCTGAACTCCTTGTCCTCGGGCGACAGCGTCTCGTCCTGCTCGTCGTACTCCAGCGTCCAGCCGCGACCGATGATGGCCGCGATCTTGAACAGCACGACGGCTTTCAGCTGCTCGTCGAGCATCATCCGCTTGTAGATGTCGAAGCCCTTGCGGTTGAGCAGATCGTCCGGGTTGTAGCGCACCCCGTCGAAGTCGAGCATGGCCATCGAGTAGGGCGACTGCTGGACCGCGACTTGCGGCAACAGGGCCTTCGTCTCTTCGCCCTTCTTGAGCGCGTTGACGCCCTCGCCGTCCGGCGATGGGGCTTCGGCCTTGGGCTTGGCGGGCTGAGCGTTCGGCTCAACCGGCTTCTCCGGCGGCAACCCGAGGAAGGAGCGGATGCGATCACCAATCGGCACGGGCAGCCTCCGAGGTCGCGGTCAACAGCTGGGCGTTGACGGCTGTGGGGTCGGTGATGGGGCGACCTTCGAGCATGGGGGCGGAGGTCGCGTACTGCATGGCCAACGAGTCGGCGCGATCGGGAGACTTGATGCCTTCGAGCCTCATCTGCTTCTTGGTCATCAGGTCTTCCTTCGCCTCGCTGCCGATCGCCATGCGGACAGAGCACAGCTGCGCCTCGAACTCGGCGCGCTCTTCGTCATTCTCGATGAAGCCCTCGTCGAACATGATCTTGCCATCGCGGAGATCGTTGCGCAGGCCGAGGTAGGACTGGACGCGACGGTTGCGGAACTCGTCGGCTTGATCGCTCGTCTCGCCACCCTTGTAGGCGATGACCGGGTAGCCGCGCTTCATCAGCGCTCCAGCGCACCCCGCGCCGACCCCGAGGGAGTCCACGACGATGTCCGCGTTGTCGTGGGTGAAGCCCATGGCCTCCCAAATGCGCTCGGCGGCATCGGCCAACATGATGCTCGACTTCGACGAGGGGAAACGGAACTGGAGTTGCTTGATGCCCTTGATGAAGTTGTCGTAGTGGGCGCAGATCGTCGCCACGCTCGCATCCTCGCCACCGTCCGCCACATCGAGACTGATGCGGTAGCGGGGGTGCGAACCGTCGTAAAGATCGGTGAACTCGCGCTCGAAGGCGTCCACGATCCACTGGAGGGCGATCAGCTGCAACTCGTCCATCGAGGCGAAGTTGCCGTAGCACCGGACCTGGACCACAGGCGACGATTCGCCGTACTTCTCGACCATCCGCTTGACCCAGTCGCGGGACACGCGCATGGTCTTGTCGAGGGTCACGTGGATGCGGTAGTAGTGCTTGGCGACGATCTCCCGCATGTGGGAGTCGTGGAAGGTGCCCACATTCTTCGTGGGGTTGCCGATGAGGACCATGCAGACGAGTTTGCCGGTGGACAGCGCGCCTTCGAGCACCGGGAACATCTCTTCAGGAACGCCCGAGGCTTCGTCCACCGGGATCAGCATGAAGTCATCGTGGTAGCCCTGAAGGTTCTCAGGGGTCGCAGCGGTCTCGGCGACGAAGGCCCAATCAGGGTCGCCGTGCCAGGAGATGCGGGTGATGTCCACCTTCACGAGATGCTTGTAGCCGTCGATGGCGTCGCGCATCGCCTTACGGAACGCGGGCCACAGGCGAGTCCGCAGTTGCTTCTCCTTCGGCGCGGTGCAGGGCGACAGCGTCCTGAAGCAGAAGCCAAACCAGTGCATGAGAAGGCCCATGCCGAAGGTCTTGCCCGGGCCGTGCATGGCGCGGACCGTGATCAGGTTCTTGCCCTCGTGATTGAACTTCGTGGGCACGCCCTTCTTGATGCGGTAGAGATCGGCGACCGATTCGAGCAGTTCGATCTGCCACAGGTCCAACTCGACGCGCAGGAACTTCTGGCACCACTCGACGGGGTTGAGGCGCGCCCACTCGACGGCGGCGCGAGCCTGTGCTTGGATGTCAGGTGCTTCCACAGTCACCGTCCGAAGAGGCCGCAGCAGCAATCGCCGCGCCGAGCGCGGCGATGGGGCTGTCTTCCTTGTCGCTGACCTCAACCGATTTGAGATCGGGGATGATCTTGGACAGCTGACGGAATTGGATATCGGCGCGTTGCTGAAGCGTCTTCAGGCGCAGCGCGATCGCCTTGGCTTCTTCGTCGGTGACGGTGCCCGGCACGTAGACGATCGAGCCGTCGAGTTCACGGACCGGCTGACCCTCCTTGTCGAGCAGGATGGTGCCTTTCTTGAGGCGCGCGTTGATTTCAGCGAGTTCATCGTCGATGCGCCGCAGGTGGCCAACGATGCGGCCTCCCTTGAGTCGCATGCGGACCTTCTCTGCTTCCATCGCGATGTGGTAAGCCTTGCGAGCGTCGCGCACGCCGAGCGCCTTGCTCCGTGGCGGACCGTTGCGCGTTGTCGGCGCAGAAGGTTCGAGTTGTTCTGCCGGCGCGCTCAAGGGCTTAGGACCTCCCAATCGGCGCGGATTCTGCCGGCACGATCGAGCCAAAAGGAACCTCACCCCCACTTCTCGCACGACCTCGACGATTGCACCAAGGGTTTTCTCGAAGAGATCGCGCACAGCGCTTCGCACGCCCCGAGTTTCCTTGAGGCCGAGCAGGGCCGTGCTGCTGTTTCATTTCCCTCGGTTTTTCTTGAGGCCGACCAGGGCCGAGCCTTTATTGGACGCCCGCGCGTAATAAAATACCTCGCTCGATCTCTTCCCCCTTCGGGCCGTCCTGACGCGAAGCATTTAATTTCTCAATAACTCTAGAGGGAGGCTCGGCCTAGCACGGCCTCTGCATTTCATGGTAAATCGTGCTTTAGCCCCCGGTAGACAAACCGTTTTCACAGATCGAGTCCCACTTGACGCATGAATCCTCGGGAAAGCATTGCCAAAGCATTTCTCGTGCCAGTTGTGAAAAACCTCGGCCTCACGGCCTTGGGTTCCTTTTTGGCGCCGATCGGCGCGAGACTCGGGGCCAGCCGAGGCTTTCGCCCCGGCCAGAACTGGAGAAGAGCGATGAAGATCATCGGCGCGGGCCTCGCAGGGCTCATCGCAGGCACGATCTTTCAGGACGCGCAGATCATCGAGCGCGGCCCCGAAAGTCAAACACAGCACAAGGCCGTTCTCCGCTTCCGCAGCGACGCGGTGGGGCGGGCGGTCGGCATTCCTTTCCGCGAAGTGACGGTGCGCAAGGGCGTTTGGCTCTGCGGCGGGCGCTTCGTCGAACCCACGATTCAGTGGGCTAATCTCTACAGCCGCAAGGTCTTGGGTCGGCTCGCCGATCGCTCGATCTGGAACATCGTCCCAGTGCAGCGTTGGATCGCGCCGGAGGATTTCGCCGCGCGTCTCGTGGCGCGGTGCCGTGGGCGGGTCGCGTGGAACTCGGAGTGGCTGCCGGACGCTGCCGCCGCCGAGCCGACGATCAGCACCATTCCGCTTTCGATGATTTGCCAGATGTTCCCGGTGTTCGAGGGGCGCGCTCCGCTCCAGTTCCACTTCGCTCCGATCGAGGTAAGGCGCTATCGCATCGCGAACGCGGATGTGTTCCAGACCGTCTACTTCCCCGAGTTGCACACAGCGGTCTACCGCGCAAGCATCACCGGCGATCTCCTGATCATCGAGTCCATCGCCGACTACTTCGACTACGACCCGAGCCGCGAGCGCTCGGCGGAGGAAGACGACAAGTTGGTCTTCGGCGCATTCGGCCTTTCGCCGAACCTCGCGACGCCAGTGGACACGACGCGGCAGCGCTACGGGAAGATCGCGCCCATCGACGAGACCGCGCGGAGGCGGATGATCGCTTTGCTGACGCAGAAGTACGGCATCTACTCGCTGGGGCGCTTCGCGACCTGGCGCAACATCCTTCTGGACGATGTTCTCGCGGACATCGATGTGATCCGGCGGTTGATCGGCTCCGATCTTTACGAGCACACGAGGGCGATGTCATGAGTTCTCTTCTCATCAACAACCCGGAGTTCTTGAAGTTGCTGCGGCAACTCGGGATGCCTGAGGGCTGCTCGCGCTTCGAGATGCTTTGCACTCCGGGCGACCATGTGCAGGTCAAGGCGACGGTCGCGCTGAAGGCCAGCGGCAACGAGGCCTTCACGAATGACTTGAAGTTCCGGCTCGTGCCTGAAGACGAGTACGAGCGGCTGAAGGCGAATGCCGACAAGTGCCACTTCGACGAGTGGGGCAATTGCACCGTTCACGGCGGGCGCATCATGATGCCCGACGATCTCGGCTCTACTCGTCCCGTGCGTTGCGATCAGAAGAAGGAGGGCCCATGAGCGTTGATCTCAAGAAGGCCGGGGCCGATCTCCAAAGGTTCATGTACGACGAGATCGGAAAGAAGGCCGGTGCTGTCCCTGCTGATGGTGACGCGGGCATCGTCCATCTCTTCGATATGGTGATGGCCATCCAGGTCGGCAAGGTCTCGGGCGAGAAGGGCCACCGTTGGCTCGGCTACATCCAGGGGGTGTTGGTCGCTCGCGGGGTCGCGACGCTCGACCAGATGAAAGCGATGAACCTCGCCGCGAGCAACAACGCAGAGCACAACAACATCGGGCAACAAGGCCCTTCGGAGGATGCGTGAAGATTTGTGGCATCAAGTTGACGCACGACGCGGCGGTTGCGGGCATCGAGGATGGCCGTTTGCTCTTCTGCGTCGAGATCGAGAAGTTGGCGAATCGTCCGCGTTACACGAAGATGAACGACAACCGCTTGATCGCGGAGATTCTGGAGCGCGAGAACTTCTACCCGGACTCCTTCGTGGTGGACGGTTGGAAGAGTTCGCACGCGGGCCAGCCGCTCGCGCCCTACCACGAGTTCGACGGGAAGCACCACGACCCGCTGACGGCCCACCACTTCGCCGAAGGTCTCGACATCGGCTGGTCGCAGCCGGTCCGCTACCGCTCCTACCACCACATGACAGGCCACATCGTCGGCAGCTATGTCACGGCCCCGTTTGCGCGGGGCCGTGAACCCGCTTTCGTCATCTCCTTCGACGGCGGGCAGAATCCGCGAGTCCACAAGGTGGACCCGAACCGGAACGGTGAAGAGATCGCCTACATCGGGACGATCCATCACTTCTACGGCATCATCTACGGCATCATGGGCTACTACTGGGGGCCGTACAAGCGCCCCGAGGTCGAGGCGTTGTCGCTCGATCGGGTGAAGGCCGCGAAGATGTACGGCGGGTACGAAGCGCCGGGCAAGTTGATGTCCTACATCGCGCTCGGCACCGTCAACCCGATCGTGAAGGCCGCGATGCGGGACGCTTACCGCAACCGCGTGCTGGCGCGCAACGGCGGCGATGCGCTGCTGGGCTACCATCAGGATGGTCAGTTCGAGCACGGCTTTTGCCGCCAGATCAAGGCGCGCTTCCCCGATCTCGCCGACGCGGACGCGCTCGTGACGCTCCACGCCTTCCTCGAAGACCTCTTGGTGGAGGGCGCGCTGGCCTACATCCCCGAAGGCAGCAACATCATCTTCACCGGCGGCAGCGCCCTCAACATCAAGTGGAACAGCGCGTTGAGGTCTGCGTTCCCGACCTCAACTGTCTGGGTGCCGCCGTTCCCCAACGACAGCGGCTCGGCACTCGGGGTCGCTGCGGCTGAGATGGTCTCGCGCGAAGATCGCTGGTCCCTCGATTGGAGCGTCTACGCGGGACCGAAGGTGGTGCCGTTCGCGCTCGACCCGCTGCCGGGCTGGATCGCCCGTCCTGCGGATGCCGAATCGGTCGCCACGACGCTGGCCGCGCATCCTTCCGATGCTGTGGTGGTCCTCAACGGGCGCGCGGAGATCGGGCCGCGCGCCTTGGGCAATCGCTCCATCTTGATGAGCGCGCAAGAAGCCGACAACAAGGCGCGTCTGAACGCGATGAAGAAGCGCGAAGAGTTCCGCCCGGTCGCGCCGATCTGCCTGGAGCGCTACGCGCCGGTCTTCTTCGAGCCGGGGTCGCCGGACCCCTACATACTCTTCGATCACCATGTCGTCGAACAGTGGAAGCAGTTCCTCCCGGCCATCCTCCATCTCGACGGGACGGCGCGGCTCCAGACGGTGAACGCTGAGCAGAACTCCTTCGTGGCCGAGGTCTTGGAGCACTACTGCGCGCTCACCGGATTCCCAATCCTGTGCAACACCAGCGCCAACCTCAACGGCTCGGGCTTCTTCCCCGATGTTCTGTCGGCGATGCGTTGGGGCGAGGCACGGTTCATCTACAGCGAAGGTCTGCTTTGGGAGAAAATCGCATGAGCGTGCTCTGCTCGATCTTCGGCCACAACTTCCGCTTGCTGCAAGTCAAGCAAATGCGCACCATCAATTGGCGCGGCGCGAAGATTTGGCCCAATCACTGGGACTGGGAGTGTCGCCGCTGTGGGCTGATTCGCCTCAACGGTCGGCTCGGCTACGAGCGCATCGAACTGATCCCCGGTAAAGGTCCGCTTGCGGACGATCTGCACAAGAGGTCCAAGCAATGAAATCCGCCATCGTTCATCTCCTGTCCTACACGCCGGACGCGCTCAACCTTCTTCTCAAGACGAAGGGCACGCGCCTCGCTCACACAGAAGACCCTGCCTCTTGGCCCGAATCCAAGAAGCAGGAACATCTGGCCTACATGCGCGACACGATCAAGAGCAGCTGGGAGTTTGTGGACTACACCTTCAAGTTCGAGGGCGTGACGCGCGCCTTCACTCACCAGCTGGTCCGCACCCGGTCCGGCTCGTACGCGCAGGAGTCGCAGCGGACGGTCGATGTTCGCGATCATGAAGTGGTCATCCCGAGCCTGCCGGACGAGTTCGCTGAGGGCGTGTTCGACTCGGCGGCATCCGCCGCGCTCGACGCTTACGGCCTGCTTCTCGATCGGGGCGTGCCCGCTCAGGACGCTCGGGGCGTGCTGCCGACCAACACCACGACGAGCATCATCGCGAAGTTCAACCTGCGGACGCTCAGCGAGATGGCGAAGGTTCGGCTGTGCACGCGGACGCAAGGCGAGTACCAGAAGGCGTTCCGGCAGATGCGCCAACTCGTCGTGTCCGTCCATCCATGGGCGGCGGAGTTCATCGAGGTTCATTGCGTCGCGACCGGCACCTGCGCCTTCCCGCGCTACGGGAAGTCTTCGTGCGGGTTCTACGACGCGCGCATGGACACCAGCGAGGTCGCGCGCGACACCAAGGCGAAGTTCGGCAACTACCCCTGCCACGATATCGAGGTCGCAGTGCCGGTGGCGAAAGACGGGAGGACGATGTGAAGTCAGCGAACCCGCTGAAGCCGTCGCCGCAGCTGCTCGCGAAGATCGGCAGCGCGGCGGCTCACGCGCAAGAAGCGCTCGGGCCGGACGGCCACCACTTCGACAAGATCGCCTTGGACGGTCTGTTGAACGATCCACAGGTCAAGGAGTGGATGGCCCAGATGCGCGCCATCGCCATGATCTCAGAGCCTCGGAGGAAGTGATGGGCGACCCTCGGCTCTTCAACTACATCCTCATCGCGCTCTTCTTCATCGCCGCCGTGCGTTGGGGATTCGAGCGCAACTGGGCCCAGTCCGCTTACTGGGGTCTCGGCGGTCTCATCAACTGCGTCGTGACTTGGGGGTTCAAGTGATGCCCGCCGCGCGCGTGAACAAAGGCGGCTTCAAGCACGGTCACATCCTCGGTGGCGTGAAGAGCCGGACTTATCGCTCGTGGGAGTGCATGAGGAATCGCTGCATGAATCCAGACCACGAGCGGTTCCCTCGCTACGGCGGGCGCGGCATCAAGGTCTGCGTCCGGTGGGCAGTGAGTTTCGCCGCGTTCCTCGAAGACATGGGCGTGCGCCCCGCCGGGGCGACGCTCGATCGCATCGACCCGGACGGCGACTACAAGCCCAGCAACTGCCGCTGGGCGGATGACGCAACGCAAAGGAGCAACAAGTCCAAATGAGTACGCTCGTCGTCAACGGCCTCACCAGCAATCGGCGCTTCCGCGTCGAGCATCGCTCCTTCCGTAGCGGCCTCGTCGTGCTCCAAGTCGAAGTGAGCGCCCATCGGATCAGCGACACCTTCGGCACTCGGGCCGGACTTCACATTCTGGCGCGACGCGCGACCCGAAGACATCACGGAGTTCCGCACATGATCATCCTCGACCTCGACAACTGCATCAGCAACGATCAGTGGCGCCGGCAGACCATCGACCTGTCGCTGCCCATCCCTGAGCCGTGGGACATCTACCATTCCCTCTTCTGCTTCGACGAAGTTGGGAACAAGGCACTGTGCGAGTTGATCGCCTCGGGCGCGCTCGGTCACTGCACCGCGATCTTCACCGCGCGCCCCGAGCGGCATCGCGCCGGGACGATCGAGTGGATCGAGAAGGTCGCGGGCATCCCGCGCTCGATGTTCAGCCTTCACATGCGACCGGACGGCGACACGCGCTCGTCCGTCGAACTGAAGCGCGACATGCTGCGCAATCTCTACAATCGCAACCGCGTGTCGGTTGCGCTTGACGATCGGCGGGATGTTCTCGCCATGTACGAGGCGGAGGGCATCGTTGCCATCCGTCTTTTCATCAACGAGCAGGAGAACTGAGATGGATGTTTCCGCGACTCTTCGCAAGATGGCCGACACCAACCTGAAGCGGCACAAGGTCTACAAGGACTCGCCCGCGCGTCTCGGGCGCGCGTTGGCGGTCTTCCACCCCGAGGGTGTGCGTCTCAACACGGCCTTCGACCACGACCTCTTCGCGCTGTGGAGCGCCTTGATCGGGAAGTTGGTCCGCTTCGTCGTGAGCGGGTTCACGCACAAGGACTCGATCCACGACGCGGCGGTGTACTGCGCGATGATCGAGAAGAAGATGGATGAGCGTCCGAAGGGGAAGAAGTGATGAGCACCAATCTCCTTCTCGACATCATTATCGTGATGATCGGCCTCGGGGCCTTCATCATCGGCCACTGGCTCTGCTTCGTGGCCGAGCGGCGCATCGCGAACTGGAATGCCTAGCGCGAGCGCGAGATCGTCTTGGACCTCAACATCCGCAATTCGATTCAGGCGCAGTTGGACTTCGCCAACAAGCGCATCGCGTTTTTGGAATCGCCGTTGCCGATCGCCGCGATCAACGGCGCGTTCGCGAATCACACGGACCATCTCGCCGAGGCGAACATCGACAAGACCGTGGTGCTTCGCTTCAATCACGCGATGGACGCCATGCACTGCGCGCGGCAGGTCGCAGCCGACATCGAGCGGAGGCAGTCGTGAGGTCCATCATCCTTGACTTCGAGACCACCGGGCTGCTTCGCCCGAGCGTCATCGCGGCAGAGCATCAGCCGCGCCCCATCGAGTTCGGCGCAATCGTCGTGGCGGACGGGAAGATCGAGCAGGAGTTCAACATCCTGATCAACCCGCAGAAGCCGCTGGACGAGGTCATCACGAAGATCACCGGCATCACCGACGAGATGCTGGCGGGCCAGCCGACCTTCGAGGCAGCGCTGCCGCAGATCGAGCCGCTGTTCCTCGGCTGCGACCAGATGATCGCCCACAACGCGGAGTTCGACCGGGGCATCCTGTTCTACGCGCTCCAGCGCGCGGGGCGGCACGAAGACTTCCCGTGGCCGAAGAAGACGGTGTGCACGGTCGAAGAGTACCGGCACAAGTTCGGTCGGCGCATGAAGTTGACTCAGCTGTACGAGCACTTCGTGCACAAGCCGCTGGCTCAGACGCACCGCGCCCTCGACGATGTGAAGGCGCTCCACGAGGCTCTTGTCGCTGCGGGGTTCAACCTGTGAACACCTTCAACGACAAGGAGTCGGCTCAAGCATTCGCCGAGGTCATGCAGGGCGTGGTCAACGGCATTCGCAACGGAACGCTTCGCGTTCAAGTCGGCAACATCGACTACACCTCACGCTTCGACGAGGTTGTGGACGGCGGCGCGGGCCTGATCCAGCAGCCGAGGTTCGGCGGCACCAAGAATGTCGTCATCAACGCGCGTCTCACTTCGGGCGCGCCGTTCGATGCGGTCACCATCAAGGTCAAGAAGACCGCGAAGCGCAAGAAGAAGCGCGCGACGAAGCGGCCTGTGAAGCGGAGGAAGAAGAAGTGAGCAAGGCCCAGCTGCGCGTCCGCACCGAGTATTCGTTTGGCGAGACCTTCGCCCCGGTCGCGCGCCTCGTCGCGCGGTTGAAGGCGATGGGCTGCCCCGCCGCCGCGATCGCCGACAACGACTCGACTTGGGGCCATGTCGCCTGGCACAAGGCGTGCCGGGCGGCGGGCATCAAGCCGATCTTGGGTGTGTCGTTGATCGTCTCGAACGAAGCCGACGAGATGCCCCGGATGACGCTACTCGCGCGGAACGCAGCTGGGCTCAAGGAGTTGTACCAGACCGCATCGAACGCCTACACGCAGAAGATCAGCACGAAGCGTGGGAGTTTCCCGCGCCTCTTCCGGGCGGACATCGTCGCCCTCAGCGACAACATCCTCGTGCTCGCGGGCGATGTCACTGACGAAGACTTCTTGCGCAAGGCTCGGGCCGTGCTCGACATGGCGCCGGGGTCGCGCGTTCTCAACGAGAAGAAGAGGGGCATTGCGGCGCGGCTCGGCGTGCCGCTCGTCTCCGTGAGCGACAACTACTACACCGAAGCCTCGGACCGGCAGGTGTTCGAGTTGGTCGTGGACGGCGGGCTGAAGCCCTCGCCGCAGCATCTGCTCGACGAGGTTGACGATGCGGGCCTCGCCGATCGCTTCGAGGATTACGACCTCGCCGTTGCGCCGAGCATCACTGTGCCCGGCGATCTCCGCGCCATGTGTCTCGAAGGCATCGAGTTCAGGGCGCGCGAGAACGGTCTGAAGTGGTCTTCGATCTACCAGCAACGCATGGACTACGAACTCGACCTGATCATCAGCAAAGAGTTCGCGTCCTACTTCATCGTCGTGGCCGACATGGTCCACTTCGCGAAGAAGCACATGCTGGTCGGACCGTCGCGCGGCTCCGCCGCCGGTTCGCTCGTCTGCTATCTCACACGCATCACCGAGATTGACCCGATCGAGCATGATCTGTACTTCGAGCGCTTCATCGATGTGACGCGCAAGGATTTGCCCGACATTGATCTCGACTTCCCCGACACGAAGCGCCACATGGTCTTCGAGTACATGGCCGAGAAGTACGGCAAATCGAATGTGGCCCACATCGGCACGATCTCAACCTTCAAGCCCAAGAGCGCACTGATCCAAGTCTGCAAGCGCCTCGGCATCCCCGCAGCGGCGACCTTCGGCGTGAAGACGGCGATGATCGAGCGCTCGATCGCCGACTCGCGCGCCAACAACTGCCTACAGGACACGCTGGAGACCACCGAGCCAGGCAAGGAACTCGTCGCGATGTACCCGAGCGTCACGCTGGCGTGCGGCTTGGAGGGCCACGCCTCGCACACCGGCGTCCACGCGGCGGGCCTTCTCGCCGCGCCGATTGATCTGCGCGACTTCTGCACGATCACCGACATGGGCATCGCTCAGATCGAGAAGGGCGCGGCGGAGAAGTTGGGCCTGCTGAAGATTGATGTGCTTGGGCTTCGTACGCTTGGCATCCTCGAAGACTCGGGCGTGCCGGCGGATTGGTACCGCATGACCTTCGATGATCCCGAGGTCTACCGTATCTTCAACGAGCAGCGCCTGTGCGCCATCTTCCAGTTCGAGGGCCAAGCACTCCGCGCACTGAGCCGCGAGATCGAGTTCAAGACGCTCGTGGAGATTGACGCGATCACCGCGCTCGCACGCCCCGGTCCCTTCGGCGGCGGCATCACGCAGGAGTATCTGGAGCGCGCGAACGGGAAGAAGTACGAGCCCATCCACCCGCTCGTCGAGCAGGCGATGGCCGAGACCTTCGGCCTTCCGCTCTACCAAGAACAGACGCTGGCGATCGTCCGCACGATCGGACGGTTCAACTGGGATGACACGACCTTCGTGCGTAAGGCGATCGCGAAGCGCATGGGCAAGGAGTTTTTCGACACTCAGTGGGTGAAGTTCCGCGACGGCGCAGCCTCGCAAGACATCAACGAAGAGCAGGCGCGCCGCACGTGGGAGATGATTAACTCGATGGGCGCTTGGCAAATGAACAAGGCTCACACCCGGTCCTATGCGGTCATCTCGTACTGGACCGCGTGGCTGAAGCGCTACCACCCGCTGGAGTTCGCCGCAGCGAACCTGCGCAACGCGAAAGACGAGGACAGCGCGATCGCGTTGCTGCGCGAGATGTCGAAGGAAGGGATTGACTACGTGCGCTTCGACCCGGACCTCAGCGAAGAGACTTGGAGCGTGAAGGACGGGCGGCTGATCGCCGGGTTCACGGCGCTCCACGGCTTCGGTCCGGTGAAGGCGAAGAAGTTTGTGGCAGCTCGTGCCGAAGGGAAGTTGACGCCCGCGATGCGCGAGCAGGCGCTGAAGGCCAAGAATGTCTTCGCAGACATCTTCCCGATCGAGACGAAGTACAAGGCGCTGTACGATGATCCGCGCGGCAATCACATCGTGGGCCCGGTCGCCCGCATCGGCGCGATCACCGGCCACGAAGACGCTGAGGTGGTCTTCATCGGGAAGTTGATCCACAAGGGTCTCCGCGACATCAACGAAGAGGTCTTGTTGAAGCGCCGGCACGGGAAGCGGATGCACGGACCGAGTGCGATGGTGGACATGCGGCTCGAAGACGATACGGGCGATGTCCTCGTCCGGGTCAACCGCTTCGACTACGCCCAGATCGGGCGGGAGATCATCGAGCGCGTCCCGATCGGCTCGATGCTTCTGGTGCGGGCGAAGTTCGGGCGCGGCATCCGGTTCGGCTTCGTCTCGAAGTGGAAGCGCATATGAGGAAGACCGAACGCGCCAGCAACGCGACGCTGCGGAAGCATCTGACCGGCAACCCCTTCATCCGGTTCCGGCTCCACCGCATCGAGAACATCGCGGGCGAAGGCACGCCCGATCTGAACTACTGCACGAGCGGGCGCGAGGGCTGGATCGAGACCAAATCGCCGGTCGAGCCGAAGCGCCCCGACACGCCGCTCTTCGGCTCGAATCACAAGATGTCGCAGGAGCAGATGAACTGGCACCTGGAACAGTGGCAGAACGGCGGGCGCTCCTTCATCTACATCGACAGCGACAAGCGCCGTCTGCTGATTCCCGGTTGGCTCGGCGATCGGATCAACACGGCGACGATCGCTGAACTCGAAGCGATGGCATTGTGGAAGGCGATGAAGCCCACGAAGGAAGATCAATGGAACGCGCTGCGACTGCGCCTCTCAGGAGTCGGCCATGACTGAACGGTTCAAGACGAAGCCTCGCGATCACCAACTCGAAGGCATCCGGCTCGTTGATGGCCGCACGGCCTTCGCCTACCTCGCTGAGATGGGCACGGGCAAGTCGTGGATGCTGATCAACGATGTCGCCTCGCTGTGGGGCGAAGGTCGCGTCAACGGGCTGCTGATCTTCGCCGTCAATGGCGGCCAGTGGACTTGGACCCTCAACGAGTTGCCTGCCCACATGCCGGACTGGGTGCGTTGGCGCTCCGCCGCTTGGAGCGCGCACCAGACGAAGAAGACCGCGCACGCCCTCAACAGCATCCTCACCGGCGACGATTCGACCGAACTGCGTGTGCTCGTCATGAATCACGAAGCACTTCAGACGAAGCGCGGGTTGGAGTTCGCGCAGCGCTTCGCGACGAGCGTGATCAAGTTGATGATCGCCGTGGACGAGTCGAGCGGGTTCAAGAACCCGCAAGCGGTCCGCACCAAAGCGCTCTTCAGCCTCAAGCCCTTTTCAACCTACCGCCGCATCCTCGACGGCTTCGCAATCAACAACGGGCCGTTCGATGCGTTCGCGCAGTTCTCCTTCTTGGACGAGACGATCTTGCGGACCACATCCTACTTCGCGTTCAAGGCGGAGTACGCGGAGATGTTGAGTCCCACCAACGCCCTCGTGCAATCCGTCAAGCGTCGCTCCGGCAGTCGCGGCACGCCGCAGATCGTTGCGCGCGCACCGGACGGAAAGCCGCGCTACAAGAACCTCGACAAACTCAACGCGCTGATCGCGCCGCACTCCTTCCGCGTGTTGAAGGCTGATTGCCTCGACCTGCCCGAGAAGGTCTACACACAAACCTACTTCGAGTTGGAGCCGCAGCAGCGCAAGGTCTACGATCTCATGGAAGACCAAGCGCGCATGATCATCGAGAATGGCGAAGAGACCCCTGTGGCGCGTCTCGCTGCGCTCATGAAGTTGTCCCAGATCAACAGCGGGTTCATCATCAGCCCGATCACGCGCGAGCCAATGCCGATCGAAGGCGAGAACCCGAAGTTGTCGCTGCTCGAATCGCGGCTGGAGACGCTCATCGAAGGCGGACAGCGGATCATCGTGTGGGCGCGCTTCCGCGAAGAGTTGAAGCAGATCGCCGCGCTCGCCGCGCGTCGCGGCTGGAGCATCGTCCAGTACCACGGCGACACGCCGAGGGACGAGCGCATCGAAGGCATCACGAAGTTCCAAGCGGGCGAGGCCAACATCTTCCTCGCCCAGCAGCAAGTCGGCGCGACCACGATCACGCTGACCGCCGCGACCCACGTGATCTATTACAGCAACACCTTCTCCGCGCGCGATCGCTGGCAGAGCGAAGACCGCGCGCACCGCATCGGTCAGCGCAATGTCGTCACCTACGAAGACCTCATTGCGTTGAAGACGATTGACGCGAAGATCGTGAGCGTGTTGCGGTCGAAGCGCGACTGCGCGGAACTCGTGATGGGCGATCGGAAAGACCTGTTTTCCGGCGCAATACCTGCTTCCCTTGAGGCCCCGACTCAAGGAGAATAGAGGTCGAGAACTGGACCACAAAAGACCCACTGGCAGGATGCCGCTCAAGGATGTCGTCGAAGGACCGCATTAGGGGCCACCGGACTGATCGGGACTTTCTCGCCGCGAGGCGACGCAAAAACCGATCGGAGTTTGCCGGGGCCGCAGGGAAGTAGAACGAGGAAGAGCGCGCGAGGCGCGAGCCGAGTGTCGCGCTCTTCCGATCGGTGAGTAACGGGAAACCCGAACGCACCGCGCAGAGACCGCCACGCGAGCGAAAGCAGGCAAACGGTCAGGGACGCGGAGAAAGGGCCGAAGCCACCGGAGAGTTCTCAGCCACGAAGTTCCCGCCGAGTTCGGCGAGGCGAAGCGCACGACAACGCGCCCGCCCGCGACGATCGGCGAGAAAGAGGAAGCGCGCGACGAGCGCGCGAACAGCACTCCATCTCGCAAGCGTTCGAGTTCACGAGAAAGAGAGTCGTTGGTGACCGGCGACCGTCGCGAGACGGGCGAGGCGATCCAAGGGCCGCAGAGAAGAAGACGCGACGAGGTTGAGGCGCTGGGGGAAGGAGAACCCCACTGGAGGCGAAACGCACGAGCGTCGGAAACGATCTCGTGCGTCTGCGGGCGAGCGCGCCCCGCACTGATGAGCCAGCGCAAGCACAAGAGGAATCCAAAATGAAACTCACGACCGCTGACCGATTGAAGGTTGAGAAGATGGCCCTGCGAGCCATTCGCAAAGAGATCGGCAAACAGTACGGCTTGACTTCGGTCAAGATCACGATCAAGGCGACGAAGGATTATCACTACACCGACTTCGTGGCGAAGGTTCGCTGCACGGCACTCTACAACAACGGTTGCTCGATGGGCCGCTTCGCATTCGAGGTCAGCATGAACCGCGAAGACGGCTTCAAGCGCATCTACATCGGCTTCGTCGAGCGCAAGGTGCTGTCATGAGGTTCGCCGATCGCATCTACACCGAGGTCAACGCGGAGTGGCCGAAGGAGTTGCCCGCGCTTCGACCGGAAGAGGCCGTGCGAGCGGCACGCCGTTTGTGGCGCTTCGCGACGGGCAAGACCTTCCGAGGCGAGATCAAGAAGACGAGCGGCAACCGCTACACGTGGATCATTCGAGGCATCATGGTCGTCAACGCTTCGCGCGGTTGGCGCGATCTCGTCCACGATCTTTCCCACTGCGCGCACAATCGCATCAGCGACGAGCGGCCGCACTCGGAAGAGCACGCCCAGCTGGAGTTGAAGATGGTCCGCTGGGTCGTGATGAACGGTTGGCTGGACGGTCGGCTCCAACCGCCCGCGAAGCCGAAGCCCACGGCGATCGAGAAGGCGAAGGCGCGACTGGTCGCGCTCGATCTCCGAACGAAGCGCTGGGAGACGAAGGCGAAGAGGGCCGCGACCGCGTTGCGGAAGTTGAAGTGCCAGCGTCGCGCGCTGGAGCGTCGAATCCAATCACAAGGAGAAGCCAAATGAAGAACATCATCAAGCTGATCGAAGAGTTGAACGACGAAGACCTCGCCGTGCGGCTCGTGCTCGACATCGACATGAACTGCCCGGACCCGGCGCTGTCGAAGTCAGGCCGACTCGCGCGGGCCTCTGTCGAGTATGTTCGGCACAACGACAATCACTGCCCGCTCTTCGATCGTCGCGGTGACCAGCAGCTGATGGCGTTCGCGGAGACGGCGGAGGAAGCGATCGCGAAGTTGGATGCCATCTGTGCGATCCAGCCCGAGAAGAAGGAGACCCCGGACCACTCGAATGGCGGACCGTTCAGCGGCGACACTGACGAAGAGAAGGGGTGCACCTGCTCGAAGGTCGCTGGGCCGCACGAAGGGTGTGGCGAGTTCGCTGACGATCGGGATTTGCCGAACTTCGCGTGCCCGGTGCACGGCATCGAGAAGATCGCCGTGGACGCTTTCGCGCAGACCTGGGAAGCGGTCGCCAACGACATCGGCGAGGCATTGACGATCGGCGAGCGTCGCGAGCCGAACTTGACAGATCGGGTCGAGGCGGTGCTGGACCATGTCGAGCGCTACGGCGATCTCGATGAGGCCGAGACGATCGCGTATCGCGCGCTGAGTCCCGAGAAGAAGACCGAACTGGCCCGCGCTGCGATGCGCAAGTACGGCTGAAGGAGAACATCATGAGCCGTCCGAACTTCGATGCGAGCAGGGTCGAGATGGAACTGATCCTCAAGATCGCGGAGCGCGCGGAGCGCGAGTTGGAGGTCAACTGGCAGCGGTCCACGGCCATCATGGACCTCTGCGCGGCCAACAACTCGTGCCCGCTCGATCTCGTCGCGATGCTGGCGGGCGATCGGGCTGACTTCAGCCACGACATCCACGGCATCCGTCGCCACATCAACCGGCAGACCGGCGTTCTGGAGGATTGCTTCTTGCCGCGCTTTGCCTTCGCCAACGCTGACGCGGCTCGCGCCGCTTCTTTCTGAAACAAACACAAGAGGAAAGCACAAATGAAAGTCACCGCCCGAATCGTCAACACCAAGACCACCAGCCAGAAGATTCTCGACCTGATCGCCGAGTCCATCGAGATGGACCTGCGCCAGTACGGCCAGGACAGCGAGCCGGTCGCGCTCTTCGAGTTCAACCGCCGCATCAAGGAGTCCGGCGTGATCTCGACGATGGAGTGGGCTTCCGCCGATCTCGTCACCTGCGCCGTGCGCGCCCGGATGACGCAGCGGATGCTCCGCGCCTTCTGCTCGATGCTCTGCGACAAGAAGCCCGTGCTGGATGCCGCGCGTCACATCCACTCCTTTTTCATGGAAGAGTTCATGCGTGCCGCTTCGGAGGGCACGAGCACGAGCGATGGCCACAACCTCGTCCGCAACATCACGACGAAGGTGCTGGCCGAGATGGCGCGCGGCTGGACCGGCGGAGCGATGGTGAAGTTGGTCGAGCGCATGGAGCGTCTCTTCGAGGAAGCCGATGGCACCCCGGCGGGCATCAACGACTTCGCGCTGCGTGAGGAAGAGATCGTGGCGCTCGATCTGCGCGGTCTCGCTGCTGAGCGTCCGATGACCGAAGCCGAGTTGGTCGAGGCGAAGAATCGCGGCTCTGAGAGCACGACCGTGTCGGAGTTCGGCTGGCGCTTCGAGCAGGCGAGCGACAAGTGCCTCGCTGCGGCGAAGAAGCGCGCCGCTGAGAAGGCGAAGCGCTGATGGCTCGCGAACTCTTGATGGAGAAGAAGTTGCGCGCGTGGGCGGAAGAGAAGGGTGTGAAGGTGGTGAGCGTTCGGCGCCACCACCATCTCGTCGCCGTCATCGAGCGCAGCGGGCATCGTCGAACCGTCACCATGAGTGTGACCCCAAGCGATCACCGGGCGGAACTGAACGCGCGTTCAGTTTTCAACCGCGTGGTCAAACAGATCGAAGAAAAGGAGAAGCACAATGGATCTTGAGATCAAGACGGTGGCCGTCAACCCGCAGGCGCGGGATGTGGCCATCGTGTTCTACACGAGCGACACGAAGGATGCTGCTGAAGTCCACCTCAGCGTCCGCGTGCTGCGCGACAACATGCTCAGCATCCAGTTCCGCGTGGCGAACTCGCGCGGTCAAGGAGGGTCGGCTGCGGATCACAGCCGCGCGATCGCCATGATCTCCCAGCTGTTCGCTGAGGCCGAGAAGAAGATGATGAGCGTTTACCAGTACGTGAATGCGATCGCGCTCGGCGAATTGCAGCGTGCGAAGGAGGAAGCCGAATGAGCGTCGTGCGCTTCGACAACATGATCGCCGAACTGGACAACAACGGCAGGGCAATCCGTCTCGACATCTACCCGAGCGTGTCGCAGGCGAAGCGCGCCAACCGCGAAGTCGAAGGTGGCGGGAAGAGCGTCAACAAGAAGCCCGCGCTGGCGGTGGGTTGCGTCATCGATCACGATTGCCGGAGGATGAAGGAGATCAAGGTCAAAGGAGGCAAGACCAACATCGTGATCGCCACAGGCCGTCCGAAGAAGCAGAAGGAGTGAAGCACATGAAGAAGCCCAACCTGATGAAGTTCCCTCTGGTCGGCAGCGCGATCGCTGCGCTGCTCGACGAGCGGGCGAGGAAGAGCGACATCCACATCGGCCCGATCCATCACAAGGCGACCGACAAGTACGCGGTGTTGGAGATGGGCCTCACGCGCGAAGAGAAGACGCGGGACTTGATCATCCCCGCCGAGGTCCGCGACCATCGCGCCCTCGCAGGAGTGCTCCGCACTTTCGATCACATCAACCACAACCTCAAGTGAAGGAGAAGCAATCATGGCACACGAACTCGACATGAGCAACGGTCGCGCGAACATGGCCTACGTGGGCGACAAGCCCTGGCACGAACTCGGCGCGGAACTCCAACAGGGCGCGCCGATCGAGCAGTGGCGCATCGCGGCGGGCATGGACTGGACGCTGCGCGAAGCGCCGGTGCTCTTCAACACGGCGTGGAACCCGGATGCCCCCGGCCCGCAGTCGTTGGTCACCAAGCATTTCGACGAGCGCAAGGTGCTGTTCCGCAGCGACACGCTCGCGCCGCTGTCCGTCGTGGGCGACGGCTACCGCGTGGTCCAGCCCGCTGAGGTGCTGGAGTTCTACCGCGATCTCGTCGCCGCTGCGGGCTTCGAGTTGGAGACGGCGGGCTGCTTGAAGGGTGGCCGGAAGTTCTGGGCACTCGCCCGGATCAACAACGAGGTCCGCATCATGGGGACCGATGTGTTGAAGGGCTACCTGCTGCTCGCGACCTCGTGCGACGGCTCGCTGGCGACCACCGCCCAGTTCACGACCGTGCGCGTGGTCTGCCAGAACACCCTCAACATCAGCGTCTACGGCGCGGACGGCAAGAACGCCATCAAGGTTCCCCACAGCCGCTCCTTCGACCCGATGCTGGTGAAGAAGGAGTTGGGCTTGGCGGGCGACACCTTCCAGCACTTCGGCGAGCAGGCCGAGCAGCTGGCCCGCACTCCGATCTCGAAGGAGCAGGCGGCACGCTTCTTCTTCGAGTTGGTCTGCGGCGATCTGCCGCCTGACATCAAGTCGAAGGAAGACCTGGCGGGCGTGCAGGGCGCGCAGACGGCGCAGCGCATCTTCACGGTCTACGATGGCGGCATCGGCCAGGACACGCGGAGTGCAAAGGGAACCGCTTGGGGCCTCGTGAACGCGGTGACGCGCTTCTACGACCACGAGCGCAACACCCGGACGCGCGACGCGCGCATGGACAGCGCCTTCTTCGGTGAGGGCAATCGCGTGAAGCAGTCCGCGTTCCTCGCGGCGCTGAAGATCGCTGCTTGACGAGTCGCACGGCGCGCGGGACAACACACCGCGCGCCGTGTTCTATACTCCGATAGGCTCAACGAAGGAGGCCGCATGTTCTATCTCATCTACCTCGAACCGCTGCCGCACTGCGCCGCGAAGAGCACCAACGAAGAAGAGATGAAGGCTCACGGCGGAACGATCTTCAACTGGCAGCATGTCGTGCTGGCTGAAGACGCTCCGCTCAACATGTCTCGCGAGCAGCTGCGCCAGCTGTACCTCGCCACGGCGAGGCCCGAGGTCATCCCGCCGGAGGGCGAAGGCGAGACCGATGCGGAGTGCTGGGCGGTGTTGAAGAAGTACGAGCCGGAAGACCTGCTCAAGCCGAGGAAGAAGCGCGAGCGCAAGACGCACCACGGCGACGGTTCGCCGATCGTCCGCAAGAGCGTCGGCGTGGATCAACCGAAGCGGGCGCGCGTCAGCGGCCTCGGGAAGACCACGCTGGAGATCGCGCAGGAAGCGATCGCCGAGAATCCCGGCAAGACCCTCGACGAGTTGGTGGCGGTCTGCGTCGCGAAGGGCGCGAACGCCAACACATCGAAGGCTCGGCTGAAGAAGTTGATGGAGGTCTCCGATGGGAAGTCTTGAACAACGCATCGCTCTGCGCGAGCGACTTGGAGAGTGTCGGCGATTGCGGGCCAGTCATCGGCTGTCCGCCATGAATCACGGTCGCGCGGTCGCCCTCGGGCTGCCGCACGCCGACGATTATCTCGCGCTCGCGCGGCGCGATCGCAAGGAACTGAAGGCGATCCAGTTGCGGCTCAAGATGTACCGCGTCGTGCGTGAAGCGGCGAAGGAGATGCCGCGATGACCGTCCAGCAACGCGACTTGCCGTTGATCTTCTTCACTGTCATCATCTCGCTGTTCTGCGTGGCCATCGCCTTCGGCGGCATCAAGGAGGCCGCGAAGTGGAAGCGCGAAGCGGCGATGCTCCGCATCGAACTCCGCGACGCGGGTGAGGCTTACGAGAAGATGCTGGCGCCGCAGATCGTGGACATGGGCCGTCTTCTCGATGAGGTCCGGGTTCACGAGTCTGTGGACGGCAAGCATCTTTACGGTGATGCGAAGTTCGGGCGTTGCGGGCAGAGCGTCGGCGCGTACCACATGCGTGTCTCGACGCTCGAATGGCTCCGGTTCGCTCACAACTTCCCTGCCCCGCGTGGCTGCGAGGCGCAACGGAAGTTCCTGTTGAATGAGCCGGACGCTCGGAGCGCGGCGGAGTTCTATTTGACGATCTTGCTCAGCAAGACAGGCGACCTCGACCTCGCGCTCTGTCTCTACAACGCTGGGCACAACAGCAGCATCAAGGTCTGCACCTACAGCGGCAAGGTCCGCAAAGGAACATCGGCGTGAGTCGGCCTTACGAGCGCAACCCGGACCGTCACGTGAACCGGGTCTACGATCAACTCAGCACGGCGATCTTGGAATCACAGGACGCTGTGCTGTGCTTGGTCGCGGAGAAGAGCGGCGCATTCAACGCGAAGCCCTACAGCGCGACGCTAGAGCGGTCTTCGTCGTGCCTTGGTCTCTTGAGGGCCAACACGACGCGGACTGAAATCACCAACATGATCTACGGGAAGAAGGAGAACGGCAAATGAAAGGCGGAAGCATGAGGAACTTCGGGCTGCTGACGGGCCTGGTCCACGGCCTGGTGGCGATCGCCCACAGCGCGGAGCGCGCCAACGAAGGCACGCGGCGCTTCTCGCAGTCCATCGCGTCGGTGGACCCGGTGCACCGCTCGCGTGGCAAGGGGCGCGGCAACCTGCCCAACGGTCGCTGGACCAGCCGGACGCGCGGACGGCGGGATGCTTCGTTGCGCTCGCGCTCGAACCGGCAGAAGGCATCGAAGAAGGCGAAGGCCCGGAGGCGCGCGTGAGCCTCGATCTCGAACAGCGCGTCAAGCGTCTCGAAGAGCGGATGGGCATCACGCCCGCCGCGCCCGCTGCTGACGGCGACGCTCCGGTGCAACACGATCGGGTGATCGCCCATGGCTACGCGGTCGTGCGTCGCTACACCAACCGTCCAGACGAGATCAAGATGGTCACCCTCACCGAGCCGCACGCCGCAGGCAGCGTCCGCAAGGACAACGGCGAAGCCGTCGTGCACTGCTCGATCGTGCTCGGAGCGGATGTGGACTACAAGACCTTCGGGGTGAAGGCCCCGGACTTGCCCGAGGCTCACTCCCGCCGCTGATATAGGTGGGGTTCCTTTTCGAGTCGAGTTGTCTCACGCTTCGCGCTGAGAACCGGAGAACCGCGCATGGATACGGCCACCAAGCCGATCGTCTTCATCACCCAAGTTCCTAACCGTCGCGATCGCGAGACGGGCCAAATGGTGCCCGCCGTCAACATCGCTCCGGCGGCGGAGTTCGGTGAGCCTCGCATCATGATGGCAGCACAGCCGTCATTCTTCGCGACGGCGGACCTTGTGCGGGCACTCCGGGCGGGGTTGCGTGAGTACAACTTTGAGCGCGGCGATTCGATCGTCGCACTGGGTGACCCGGCGGTGATCGCGGCCACTGGCGCGATCGTCGCCGAGCGCAACAAGCGCTTCGCCATTCTTCGTTGGGACAACGGGGTGAAGCGCTACATCAAAGTCATTATCAGCATCTAATCAGGAGAACCGAAGAAATGGATGTGAGTCAGATCAGCGCCCTCGCGCAGCAACTCGTCGCTGCCGAGAAGGAAGTGGAGCGCACCGAAAGTGCGCTCAAGACCGCGAAGGAGAACGCCCGCCGCTTGCGGGAAGAGGCGTTGCCTGGCGCGATGGACGAGGCCGGAGTCAAGGAGTTGACCTTGGACACCGGCGAGAAGATCACCATTACCACTGAAGTCTACTGTTCCATCCCGGTCGCGAAGCGCGAGGAAGCGTTTGCGTGGCTCGATCGGAACAACTTCAGCGGCCTGATCAAGAGCGCCGTCAGCGTTGACTTCGATCGGGGCAAGAAGACCGAAGCAGAGGCACTGGTCCAGCGGCTCGCAGCCGAAGGATTGACGCCCGAGTTCACGACCTTCGTGCACCCGCAGACGCTGAAGGCATTCGTGAAGGAGCAGCTGGCAGCTGGCACCAATGTCCCGTTGGACCTCTTCGGTGCCCGGCCCGTCACTACTGCTCGTGTGAAGTAAGCCACCAAGGAGAATGAAGACGATGGATACGAAGAAAGACGAATTGGCGAAGGCAACCGGCACGGCGCTCGCCGTGATCAACTACCAGGCCGACGCGGGCATGGGCATCGAGGAAGCCGACAAGGACTCCTTCGCAATCCCGTTCCTCGCCGTCCTGCAAGGCCTGTCGCCGCAGATCGAGACCGTCGCGGGCGCGCGCCCCGGCCTCTTCATCAACACGATCACCAACGAGTTGATCGAAGCGGTCGAGGTCATCCCGGTCGCGTTCCAGCGGCGCTACTTGCGCTGGACGCCCCGCAGCGCGGGCGGCGGGTTCAAGGGCCAGCTGACCGTCGCCGAGGTCGAGTCGATGATCGCCAGCGGTGCCGCCAAGAACAACGGCGGCAAGAACGGCGACAGCCTCTGCGTGCAGGAAGACGGCAAGCCCGGTGACGAGTTGAAGGACACGCGCATCCACTTCGTGCTGATGCGCTCGCCCACGACCGGCCTGTGGTCTCCGGCCATCATCAGCCTCGCCAGCACCGCGATCAAGCGGTCGAAGCGTTGGCTGACGATGATCGATGGCATCAAGGAGATCGGCGCGGACAACAAGCCGTTCACCCCGCCGTCCTTCTCGCGCGTCTACAAGGTGACGACCGAGAAGGAGACCAACAACGAGGGTTCCTGGTACTCGCCCGTGTTCGCTGTGAGCGGCAAGGTCGAAGACGCGAACCTCTACGCCTCGTGCAAGAAGTTGCACGCGAGCGTGGCGAGCGGTGCCGTGAAGGCGCAGCCGCCCGCTGAGGAAGGTCAGTCCAAGGACTTCTGATCCAACAACCGGAAGGGTGCGAAGATGATCGAACAAGCAAAGCGCTACGCAAGGATGGGATGGCGCGTCTTCCCGGTCCACGGCATCAACGGCGCGGGTGAGTGCACATGCGGCACCCCGTCGTGCCCGGACAAAGGCAAGCACCCGGTTCCTCGTCGCTGGATGAAGGAAGCCACCAGCGACGAGGACAAGATCGAGGCCCTGTTCAGCAATCCGAACTTCAACTTGGCGATCGTCACGGGCGAAGTCTCGGGCATCACCGTTCTCGACATCGACATCGGCGACGGGAAGTTGGGCGCGGAGACTTGGACGCTGCTCAACGACGAGGCCGGTGAGCCGGAGACCTTGATGGCCCGGACCGGCTCGGGCGGCATGCATGTCTTCTTCAAGTACAACAGCGCCCTCAACACGAGCAGCAACACGCTCGGACCGGGTGTGGACTGCCGCAACGACAAGGGCTATGTCGTCGCCGCGCCGTCGAAGCATCGCAGCGGCGGGCAGTACGAATGGATCAACGAGGGCACGCCGCTCGCCGATATGCCCGCGCATCTCGCGCGCCGCAAGGAGACTCGCGGCCGCAAGCGCAAAGGCGACCCGACCAAGAAGAAGTACACGCTGGAGCAGACGAAGGGAATGCTGGAGCGCATCCCCGCCGACGATCGCGACCTGTGGCGCACGATCGGCATCATCCTCGGGCGTGAGTTCCAAACCTCAGACGCAGCATGGGCGGTCTACAACGACTGGGCCGCGAAGTGGGACGGTCCGAAGGGCCGCAATCACGACGCGATCATGCGCGACTGCTTCTACGAGGAATCCAAGAAGGCGGGCGATCTGTCCATCGGCACGATCGTCCACCACGCGCTTCAGAACGGCTGGACGCCCGAGCAAGGGCGCATCAGCATCGACCACTTCGTATTCTTCTCGCCCGCCGGAGACTTCATCTACAGGCCGACAGCGGACCATTGGCCACCGGCGAGCGTGGATGCGCTCGTCGCAAAGGTCAACGACGGCGGCAACCTGATCTCGGCAACCGATTGGCTCAGGGCCAACCGCTTCGCGACCTCGATCACTTCCGACCCGCTGTTGGAAGAGTACACGCGCGGCATCGACATGAAGGACGGCAACATCATCGAGAACAAGGATGGCGCGGTCTACAACAACTACTGGCCGCCCCAGATCAAGCCAGGAGACTCGCGACTCGCAGGGCCGTTCCTCGATCACGTGCGGCTGTTGCTTCCGAAGGAAGGCGACGCAGATCAGTTCCTGAACTACATGGCCCACCGCGTTCAGAAGCCGGGAGAGAAACCGCGCTTTGCGTTGCTGATCTCGGGCGAGCAGGGCATCGGCAAAGACACGATCATCAGCATGTGCGGTCCGGCGATCGGCGAGTGGAACTGCGTCAACATCCAGCCCGCCGACATCGACTCGAAGTTCAACGAGTTCAAGCGCTACGTGCTCGTGAATGTGAGCGAGGCGGCGAATCACGCCGAGATGACGAAGTGGGCATTCAACGAGCAGCTGAAGGTCTTGATCGCCGGCAACCCCGACAATCAGCAGATCAACGAGAAGTACGGCCGCAAGTATTCCGTCCGCATGCACTGCGGCGTGGTCCTCACGACCAACAACCTCATCGGCGGCATCTACATCCCGCAGGACGATCGGCGGTACGATGTCATGGAGTGCGCGTCGAAGCATGAGATGGGGCTTGAGAGCGCGTCGAAGCGCGGCGACTACTTCGCCAACCTTTGGGCGTGGTACAACGAGATGGACGGCGCGGCCCATGTCGCCGCGTTCCTTCAGGAGCGCGACATCTCGAAGTTCTCCGCCGCGACCGGCCAGCGCATCACCGAGGCTCACCTGAAGGTGGTGCAGGAAGGATTCGTGGGCGACGATTGGGCGCTGGACGCGCTGCTGGTGATGTCGAAGAAGGCGAGCGACACGGATGAGTTGATCGCACCGCCAATGTTCACCTACCCGGAGATGCTGGAGGCGTTGAAGATCGCGACGGGCGGCGAGGTCCGCGAGCGCGAGGTCCGTGCGAAGATGGAGCGCGTGTTGGCACGGCAAGGCTACCACAAGTTGAACAACGCGCGATCGAAGGATGGGCGGTGGAAGGTCCGCGACGGCGACGCGCAGCGCTGGGTGACGGTCTTCTACGCGCCGCAACGCATCAGCGCGGTCGAGGCCGCGAACCGCGCGCCGACGCTGGAGATGCCCAAGTCGAACTTCTGACGATCGCCTCCGGTGGGGTCCGGCTCGAACCGGGCTGGGCGGGCTTCCTCGCCCCGGCTCGGGCCGGGCACTCGGGTCGCCGATCGGCGGTGCGCCCGGAGGCCATCTAAAGCGGCCTCCGCGCATCCTTCTAAGTCGTTGATTCTATTGATCTTTTAGCCGCCTTGCGCGGCTTTTACCATGTTTTCTAGGGCTTTCCGGCGCATGCCGCCGGACGGCCCCTATTGGTCGCCCCGGCGCTCGCGATCGGCGCGGGCCTTCGCCTCGGCGCGCTCGGCTTCGAGCCAGCGGCGGCAAGCCTCGTGGTCGAGCCACAAAGCGCGGTAGCGCTCGCCGTCGCTCAACTTCGCCCGCAACTCGTCGCGCGCCTTCTCGATCGGCTCGCGCGCCGGGTAGCCCTCGTCCAGTTCGCTCAGGCGCTCGGGGTGCTCACGGTCGCACGCCGTTGGTGCCGTCAGCGCCGGGTCCGAGATCGGGCGCAGCAGCCGCGTTGTAGAGCCGCAGCCACTCAGGGCCACGAGGATCAGCAGGGCAGACGCCAGCAACAGCGTCCACCGGAAGTAGCGGGGCATGGTCCACCTCAGTTCGCAGCGACGCGCTGCGGGTTGCGAGGCGCAGTTGGCGCGCTGCGTTCTCGCGTTCGGTCTTGAGTCGCCGGTCATCGCGCGCTTCTTGGCGATCGCGAGACGCCATCGCAGCCTCGTGTTGCGCATCGATGATCTCCAGGTTGCGTTGGGTTTCCTCGCCCAAGTAGTAGCGGTGGGCGCACCAAACGCCCGTGCCGAAGACGAGCGCGTAGGACGCGAGGCGAATCCAGATCATGTAGGGCGCGAGCGGGGCGAACATCAGGCACGCTCCTTGCAACCGCTATCGTCGCAGAAGGTCCATTCACCGTTGACGAGATGACCGTGGAACCCGCAGTTGCCGATCGCGCGGACCGATGACAGTCCGCTTTCGTTGGCCGACCCGAGCGTGAGGCAATCGTCCGGCCCGTTGATCGTCCAAATCTTGCTGTCCACGCCGTAGATGTGTTCGCCGCACCCCGGGCAGTTGAAGTGGAAGCCCGCGCGATCGTTGCCGTCCGCGTTCGAGTAGAAGCGATAGCCGCCCTTCGTGGCCAGCAGCAGTTCCCACGACTCGATGCAATTGACAGCCTTGATGCTCATTCGGCCTTCGGCGGGCGCGGCACCACCACGGTCTTCTCAGTCTCCGTGTTCGAGGGCTGCGTCACATCGCGCTCTTCGACACCGTGAGCCGTCTGGACCAACTTCGTGGGGAACAGGTAGCGCAGGAAGCGGGGCCAGCCGCGCTTCACGATGATGTCGTAGAGCGGGACGCTCGCGCCGCCGATCAGGATGGCACCCACGCCGATGTAGAGCAGCTGTTCGGCGATCGTACGGAAGTCGGCGGCATGGACATAGCGCAGCGACAACGCGGCGAAGGACAGCAGGAAGGTCCAGATGAAGGAGCAGGTCTTGAGGCGCTTCGCCTCGTGTTCCCACTTCTCCTTCTTGGTCTCTTCATCGATGACCGGGTCGAGCCACAGGTCACGGAAGAAGCCCGTGATGACCCAGCCGACGAGGATGGTGGCGACGGCGATGGCCAGCACCAACAGCGCTTGGCCGCTGTAGAACAGGATGGTGGCGGCCTTCTGCGGCGTGAACATCGCCTCCAGCAGATCGCCGAACTTCCAGATCAGCGCGGCGATCACGCCGGTGGCAGCTGCCGTCACACCGGCTGCGCGAATGTTGAGAACGGGAGTGCTCATGCGACTTCCTCCTGGTGGGCGATCAGCGCGGCGGCGAGATGGAGGCAGGCCGCTTCGCGGTTCGAGATGATCCGGTCCTTGCGCTGTACGAACTCCGGCTCCACGATGACCGTGGGACACTTCGTCTTCGCGAGGATGAAGTCCGGGCCATTCGCCTTGTTCATGCGGTACCAGCCTTCCTTGATGCCGCGCCCGGTCAACTCGTCCTTCTCCTGAAGACCGTTGCGGTTGTGATCGGTCCACTTGTAGGGGAAGAGGTCTTCAAGACTCGCCTGGACGATCGCTGCGAGGCGCATGCCCGCGTCGCTGCCCGGACAGTACAGCGTCTCCGCGCCCTCGCCGATGTGCGCGATCTCGTCGTCAGTCATCACGCCGTCGCGGTTCTTGTCGGTCCACTTCGTCGCGTCGTTGAAATGGATCTCGACACAGAAGGAACCGGGCGTGGAGCGCGCGTTGATGAAGCCGACCTTGTCTTGCAGGATGCCGGTCGGCACCAGCATCGCCTTGTCCTTCAGGAGTTCCATCAAGCGCTTCGACCAGATCATGGCCTCGTCATGTTCGACGAAGCCATCGAACACCGCCCCCGGCTTCGAGGGGTAGTGACCGGCGCTGATGAAGATGATTGGCTTGCTCACCGATCGTCCCTCCTTTCGCTCGCGCGCTCCATGCGATCGAGCGTTTGCTTGATGTGCTTGATGTCATTGGCCATGACCGCGACCGTGGCAGAATCAGCCTTGTGCTTCTCCAGCGCGGAGACGCGCCCGGTCATCGCAGCCCAAGCCGCGCCCGCAGCAGCGGCGGCTGCGGCGATCCACTTGATCGCTTCGGCGATCGCATCCTCGAACCCTTGTGCGCTCATGATGGCTCCTTACACCGTGTGTTCCATATCAACAAGCAGCTGCGTCGTGACCGCTGCCGTCGTATTCGCATCCGTAATCTGGCCCCACCAGCTGCTCGATCGCGTGACGCCCGTGCCCGTGCTGGAGAAGACCTGCGACGCGCTGCCGACACCAAAGGCTGCGTTGCCCGTTCCGGCGGTCTTCGACCACGTGTAGGTATAGGGCGGAGTTCCGCCCGTCGCCGTCAGCACCACAGGGGTGCTGGTGACCCATGCGCCGTTCGGCCCGGACTCGAAGTAGTAGGTTGTATCGAAGTAAGCCTGAAGCGGCACCGCTCCAGATGCCTTCTTGCTCAGCACGCCGCCACGGAAAGCGGCGAGCATCTTCAGGATGAACTCGCGCCACGGCTCGTCGCCCGCGATCGGCGCGGGGCAGAAGGTGCCTGCGATGATGCTCGCGTCGCGCATCAGAAAGTCGCCCCGTCAACCCACCAGACATTCGACGAGTGGACATACAGCTGGACCATGCCCTTGGATGCCACGCCGAGCGCGGCAGCGACCACGGTCACATTGCTGGATGCCACGACCGTGACCGAAGCCACGCCGGTCCGCTTGATGAAGATGCTGTAGCCGATCGGGAAGTTGACCGTGCCGCTCGCCGGGATTCGCACGCCGATCGCAGCTGTGTTGTGCGAGCCGACGAGGATCTTGCCGATGTCGGTCAGGGCGAGCGTCGCGTCCGCCGTGATGACATAGCTGCTCGTCGTCAGGCCGCCAGCGTCGCCCCAGATGCGGTTGTTGACGATGAAGCCGCAGTTGCTGAGGATGGCCGTCGTGTGGCCGCCGCTCGCGGTCAAAGCGACTTGCCCCGCCGCGAAGTACAAGCCATCGCGCGCGCCGTTCGAGTTCGCCAACGACGGCGCAGTGAGCGAACCGGCAGGCATGTAGGACGGAACATTCTGCGCGATGTAGGTTCCGGCGAGATCGAGGAAGCCCGCGCCGCCCGAAGCCGTCAGCGACAGGACATTGGCAGCACGCCACCAGATGCCCGTATCGAGATCGTTGCTGCCGACGATCGCCGGGGCCGTGACCGCACCCCATCTCATCATCTCCAACCGATTCAGCGACCAACGCCCGGTGTTGCCGTCAACGAATCCAACATCAGTTCGCGCGCCGCCGTAACCGCTCGAAGTCCGCCATGCCTGTACCCAGCCAGTGCCGACCATGGTCACATCCAGAACCGGGAACCCGCTGGTGGGATTGAACTTCAACGACGGGTTGCCGCACGACACGCCCGTGACATTCACGTAGGTGCCGCCGAGGTAGCCGACCATCGTGCCGATCGAAACATTCACCCACTGATTCGTCGCGCTGTTGAAGACCAGCACATCGGCGGACGCGACCGAAGTCAGCGTCACGCCCGCGAGGTTGCCGAGGCCATGACTCGCCGGGTCGAAGGCGTGGACATCCGAGATCGTCTCGGTGCCGGTGATGCCGCCGCCCGTGATGTTGCGCGTGAAGCGCGTGTTGGGGGTGTAGTATTCGTACTGCCCATCCGCATCCGCGCTGAAAGGATTCGACTTGACCTGCGAGGCGTGGACGCTGTTGGTCGAGTAGATCGTCGCGAGCGAACCGTCGCCCGCGTGGCGCACCTCGACGCTCGGCGACTCCGCGACGCGAAGCGCGGTGCCCGCGATCACCAGAACATTGCCGACGATCTTTTGCATTTTAGATTCCCACCTGACCCTTCACGTGGGTCGCGTAGTAGCCATTGAGCCATGTGATCGAGGCGGTGCCGAGCAACTTGACTGCGTAGCCTTGCGCTCCTGCTTCTCCGCCATCCGCGTAAGTGCCATCTTCGCCGGCATTGGCAGTGGCACCCCAAGCGCCCGCCGTGCCACCATTCAGCACGCCCGCCGTCTCCGGCGCAGTCGGCCCGCCGCTGTTGGTGTAGCCTTGACCCAAACCGCCGAATCCACCGTTGGTGACGATCGGTCCGCCATTCCAGTTGATGCCGCCACCGCCGCCGCCAGGACCGCCCGCGAAGATGTAGCCCGCGTTGTTCTGGATATAGGTCGTTGTGCCGCTCGCCACGACGATCGCCGTGCCACCAGGCGAGCCGCCAAGCGGCGCTTGGATCAGGCTGAAGTCCCACTCGCCAGTGATCTCGTTGTAGTTGACATCGCCTTCGCCGCCCAAGCCGAGTGCGCCCGCGTAGCCAAGAATCTCGCCGCAATTGATCAGCGTCAAGGTGCAGCCGACAGGCAGCGTTCCGAAGACGAGGCCCGCATAGGACGACACGCCGGAACCCGAGCCGCCAAGGGTCACGCCCGGATAGACGGTGACTTGGATCGTCGCTGGAGTCGAGAGACCGCCGAGCGCAGAGTTCACATTGTAGTTGTGCGTCGAGACATCGATGGTCAGCGTGGTCGCTGCCGAAGCCTGCGGGATGCCGAGGTAGGAAATGCCCTTGTAGGAGTAGAGACTGCCGCGATCGCGAGGCGTCATCTCAGTCAGCTGGAAGCGCGCCTCCAGGTTCGAGCCGTCCGTGTCTTGGAGAAGGCGCGACGAAGCGTAGACCACATCGCCGACCCGCACGCTGCTGATGTCGCGCGCGTCGAGTTGGAACCCAACCTCCAGCGGCATCGTCTGATAGCGCGCGAGAATCGCATTGGCCAAACGGTTGGCCAGCACCGATTGCGACGCGGTGATCCACTGCGTCTTCAGCACGAAGGGTGATTGGCGACCGTACTGGAATGTCGCTTCGCGATCGGTGTTGAAGACCGTGATGCTGTTCTTGAACTTGTCGGGGCGGATGTAGTTGGTCGCGCCATAATCAATCGTCACGCGGGTCACGCGCAGATCGTCGCGCTCGTCCACCTTGAAAGTTCCGCTGACGAAGTTCGCGGTGTCAGTCAAAGTCGCCTGGGTCGAAACCCACGGCAGCTGATTCTTGAGGTAGATGAACTTGTCTACCTCGTCGTACCACATCGCGAGGTCGCCGATCTCGACCAACTGATCCAGCAACTCGCGGACCGGCGTTGGCTCGGCGACGATGTTGTAGAGGTTGACATCGCTCAGGCTCTGCGACTTCTCCGCGTTCCACGACGAGTAGGGAATATATACGCTGCTGATCGCCGCGTAGTTCTGCACGAGGTCGCGGATGATGTCGATGATGTTGGTGTAGGAGAAGGTCGCGCAAACCTGAACGGTCGAGCCACTGTCGTGATCCGTCGCCGTCGTGCCGCCTTGCGCGCGGACGCAAGTGGTGAACGAAGACCCCGCCTGCGTGCCGAGACGGATGATCTCTTCATCAATCTTCACGTGGCAGAACCCGGCGTAGTAGGCCGCGTCCCTGCTCGACGGAAGAACAATGGTGGTGGTGCCAGAGTTGATGCCGGAAGTCAGGCCGGCAGTCGAAGGGACCGGGCACACGGCGCGATCTTCGCTGGTCAACCGGAGAAGGTCGGTGGCACGCAGACTCACATCGCCCTTCGCACTCAACTCCGAAAGTTCATCAACGCGGAACTCGCGGTCAATGAAGTTCGAGAAGGTGAAGGCTGTGCTGGGGTCGTAGAACCCTTCGCGCACGATCAGTTTGCGGTTCTGGATGTAGGGGTCGCGTGCACGCAACTTCCCGAAGAAGGTGCCTTGCGAAGACGGATTGTAAGAGCGCTGGTCGAAGTACTTGTCAGTCCAGCGATCGCCATCAACGAAGTCCGCGAGGCGAATGCTCACCGAAACGCTTTGACCAAGCCCCTGACGAGGCGTGAGGCGACCCGGCGTGTAGTCCACACCGAGCACTGCGGGATAGGCGGTGAGGCCGATCGGCACATCGAGGTCTTGATCCACGAAGCGCAGCGTAAGGTTGCCGCCCAAGAACTTCGATTGCACCGGGCAGGTCGCGAAGGTGTTGTAGCACGCCCCGGCGAGGCCGGTGGTGAGCCACTGCGACTCGACCCCGCGCGCGAGGTAGTTCTGCTGCGCGCCCGTATTGACGAGCATCGCGCCCCACGCGCCGACTGATCCAACGATGCTGGCGAGCGTGTTCACCGCGAGCGTGCCGGACGCGACGGCGGGCGACACGACGATCTGCGCGTTGGTGTGATAGCCCTTGTTGATGCGGAAGCCGACGCGCCACCAAGAGCCACAGTCGGTGATCTTCAGATTAGCAGCGCCAGCATTGCCCGAATAGATGCCGGTGTCCAGCGCCACGACAGCAAGACCTTCGATCTGCGTGCCGCTTCCGTTGGCCAAGACCTGAAGCGCGGGGCGAGTCGGCTGCGAGCCTTTCAGGAAGTGCACGGAACCGTGGAGCCAAGACGAAGCGGCGAGCGCACTGATGTCGGCACTAAAGACGCGGGCCAGGGCGTTGCCGGCATCGCCGTCGTGCAAGAGCACGCCGGTCAGCGTCGAGTTCGGCGCGGTGAACCCGGACAGCGCGAGCGTCGCGTCGGTGGACCAGCCGCCGCTGAAGACTTGCGACTGCTGGATCAGGTTCGGATGATTCGCCGCGCGATCGCCCGCGTTGCAAGGATCATTGCCATAGAAGAGCGCGCACTGATCCAGCACCAACTCGACGATGCGAATTGGCTGGCGTCCGGGCTTCTTGGCTTGATCGTAGTGGCTCATGACTTCGCGACAAAGGTCATCTCAGTCTGGACATGGTAGGGCTTCGCCGATTGACCGGCCTTCGGCTTCTTGTCGAGGAAGCAGTAGTAAGCATCGTCCACGTAGCGGTTGATGTCGTAGGCGAAGAAGAAGGGATTGAGTTCAGCGAGACGCAAGAACGGCTCCCATGTGCCGCGCGCCCATGAGACCGGCAGCTGCGAGTACTTCAGGCCGGTGCGCATGCCCTGACGCAAGATCGAGCGGCCAATGAACTCGCCCGCTTCGCTCTGCGAGTTCAAGACCTCGGTGTCACGCGAGATCATCGGGATATTGAAGGGGTGCTCGGGCGACGGCAGCTGGATGGACTTGCCGATCACGAGCACGCCGATGCTGGGCGGAGCGTTGTGCCCGGAGCAGACCATCCTCCAGTAGCGCGCGGTGATGTCCACCGTGTTGACCCGGAAGCGCGCCTTGTTGTCGCCGGGAGTGATCGTCCACATCGTGGTGAACGGTCCGCCCGCCGAGCCGGTCGAGTACTGGACGAAGATCGTGCCGGCGATGTCGCCGAGGTTGTGCTTGTAGAGGCCGAAGCAATCCGCGTTCATCGCCGCGCCGAGATCGAGGTCCAGCGTCTGGGTCGCAGAGTTCGCCGCCAGCCACCGCTCCTGCGACAGCCAGGACAGCGCGCGCGTCCCTTCGTAGCCGCTCGATTCGCTCGTGACGGTCATCGAAGCGCTCGTCACGAAAGACGAAGCGCACACGTAGGTTCCGCTGAGGGCAAACCCGCTTTGGCCGACGCTGGTGCTCATCCGCCCTTCCCGGTCCGCTTCGTGGACCGCTCGTTGACATTGAGACGCACGCCGTGCTTGGAGATCGCTTTGTTGAGGCCATCCGCGAGTTTGCGGATCACGCGCTCGTGGATGTTGTCCTCATCGATGTAGATGTTGACCTCGGATTCCTCGCTGCCCTTCATCCCGCTCACCATGTCGGTGAAGTCCTTGTTTTGATTCGGCGACAGGACGCGCTCGCCGCGCTGGAGCAGGTAGGTGCTTTCGCTCGGCACGAAGTCCATGCCGCCGTGCGCCGCCGCGCCCGCCGCGCCGATCGCCGCGCCTTGGCCCGCGCCCAATGCCGCCGCACCCGCTGCGCCAGCAGTGGCAGCAGCGAGGTTCGCCGCAGCAACGCCCGGAGCCATTGCCCAACCGACAAGCGGAATGGCAGCTGCGCTCGCGAAGGAGTTGATGTAGACCTCGGACAAACCGCCCGCCGTCTTCGACATCGCCGAACTGACGCCAATCGCCTTCTCCAACTTGTGGAGGATAAGGCGCTGGATGCCGATGCGGATCAGCATGCTGATCATGCTCGTCAGCACCTGCTTGCCGATGTTCTGGAGGGCCTTGCCGAGATTGCCGCCCGAGACGATCGCGTTGGCGAACGCATCGCCGATCGCGCCCGAAGTCGTCATCATCAAGTCGAAGGTGGACTTGGCGATCTCTTCGGTCGCGGTCTTGTGCGATTCGAGGAAGGCGACTGCCTCGGCCTTCCACACCTCAAAGAAACTCTTGGCTGCATCCGGGTCCGGCTTGGGCATCAGGTTCTGGCCGGCAACCGCCGCTTCGTTGGCGGAGTCGCGCCACGCTTGGACCTCGGCGATCGCGTCGCTCAGGTCGATGGCATCGCCCCACTCCTTCGCGAGATTCGTCAGCGTGTCGAGCACGCCGCCCGCCGTGTCGGAGATCGCGGTCCACGCGGTCTTCGCCGTGCTGGAAACATCCTCCCAAGTCTCGCCGCCCCACTTCGAGATGTCCTTGAGGGTGTCGTGCGTCCGCGATTCGAGATCGCCCATCGCGCGCGCGACGGCATCAGCCATCTGCTTCGGCAACGGTTCGACCACATTGCCTTGGAGAGCATCCAGAATGCGCTTGCCGACCGTCGCCGCGAGGTCAACGATCAGAGCCAGCGCAGTCTGCAAGCCCTCGAAGAGAAGTTGCCCGGCGAGCATCCCCGCCGTCCCGATCGTCTTGGGCAGCCACGCGGCGAACTTCGCGAACTGTTCCACCGTCCAGCTGATGAAGGACCAAATCGCCTTGGTCATATTCATCACGTAGTTGTATATGAAGTTGTGATCGCCCTCGAAGATTTGCGAGATGAAGTCCCACACCTGGCCGATGTTGACCATCAGCTGGGTCAAGACATTCCGCACGACCACGAATGCCGTGAGGAACCCGGTGATGACCGCGTCCACCCACGAGGCGATCTCGTCGCGGTTGTCGGCCAGCCACTCAGCGAAGTGATTCAGAACGCCCGTGACGATCGGCGAGACCTTCGCCGCGATCGTGTTCATCATGCCTTGACCGGCCATCTCGACGCGCGCGAAAGCGTCGCTGAGTTCATCGGCCTTCTTCGCCGCGTCTTCGGAGATGACCACGCCGAAGCGCACGGCATCAGCGGTTGCACGCCGCAGTGCTTCCGAGCCGCCGCCCAGCATCTGGATCATCTCGCTGCCGCTCTTCCCGAAGACCGCAGTGGCGAGCGCGGCGCGCTCCGCCGGGTTTCCGATCTTCGCCATGGCATCCGCCACAGTGTTCAACTTCTCGTCGAGCGGCAAGCGCGACAGTTCGCTCGCCTTCAAGCCGAACTGCGCCAGCACCTTGCTGGACGCATCGCCCGAGACGATCGCGTTGCCGAGATTGCGGTTCATCGTCTCGATCGCGCGGTTGAAGTCGCCGGTCGCGATGTCCGACAACTTCGCAGCGCCCTGCATCGCGGTCAGCGTCTCGGTGGTGGTCCCGAGACGAGTGGCCATCTTGCCGGCTTCATCCGCAGCCTCGCTCCACTTCGACACCAACTTGGCAAAGCCGACCGCGCCCGCCGCCGCAGCAGCAGCGCCCGCAACGACTGCACCAGTCAGCTTGAGGACATTGCTGCTGGTGTTGCGCAGCGAGTTCGAGGCCTGATCTGTGGCCTTGATCGCGACTTCGATGACATTGGTCGTCACGGATTTTGCCTCGCCTGCTGTTGGATCTGTCGCGCCTGATCGCGCATCGTGTCGAACGCTTCGACCACCACCGCCTCCTGCTCGTCGAGCGGCAAGCCGTCAGGCCAGCCGTTGAAGATCAGCGCATCCTCCGTGATGCTATAGCAGTGCCGAAAGTCGCTGACAAAAACGCTGATCGAAACCCCCGCGCATTCTCCCAGGTCGCTGACATCAGCGAACCCGCCCACCATCACGCGGGTGATGGCTGCGCGGAGTTTCCCTCTGCTTCCCCGAGGTTCGCCGTGTTGACGATGCCGAGCACGATGTGCGTCAGCAACTTCATCCAGCACGCCTCGTCGATGATCGCCTCCAGCGGGACGATCGAGCCGGTCCCATCCTTCGGCCCATCGATGCTGACCACGTAATCCTTCAGGCTCGGCGCGATCTCGTCGATGACCTGCATGATCTCGTCCATGAAGCGCGGGTCTTTCTCGATCTCGGCGCTGAACACCGGGTTGGAGACCTTCTTGCCGTCAACCTCGATGATCGGCGGCACCCCGGCCTTCTCTGCGACCTCGGTGTTCAGCGCGTTGATCTTCTGCATCCGGCCCAAGACCTTCTTGAAGTCCTTGCGGCTGATGCGCTTCACCACCGCCGTGATCTTCTCGCCGTTGAACTCGAAGGGTTCGAGCGTCTGGTGCTTCGTGTACTGGCCCATATCTGTGACTCCCTCTTTGGGTTGGTGGCTTAGTAAGCCGCGTAGGTGTTGGCGAGCGTGAACTGGAAGGCGTGCGCCGAACCGGAGTTGTACACCGCGTCACCGCTGAACTGAGCCTCGATGCGACCGGGGCCGCTCGTGTCCTTCTTGAACTCCTTGAAGCGGAAGGACGGGATGCTCAGGGTCATCAGGTTGCGGGTGTTGGTCATGATCGTGTCCTTCGAGACGAAGGAGACGATCAAGCGACGCTCGCTCTGCGCGAGGAAAGCGTCGTACTCCAGCAGATCGTCGAACACCATGGTGCCGCTGATCGTGATCTTGCGGAAGCCAGTGCGCTCGACGCGAGCCGGGTACTGCGTGTTGGCCAGGTTGTGCTTGGCCTCCAGCGCGTTGTCCACGGTGATCGTGAAGTTCCGCCAGTTGTTGCGAGCCGCGATGCCGGTGGACGAGCCCACCTGGATCGAAGCGACATCCCACGGAACGCGGCGACCAGCCGGGTAGGTCACGGTCGGCGGAGCCACGTAGGACTGGATGCCGCCGACGAAGCCCGCCTTGACCTTCAGCAACTCGCCCGCAGCGCAGGAGAACTCAAGCGTGTTGAGGGCCATGTTGTACATCAGTTCGGCGGTGTTGACGCCAGCCCACGACTTCATGATCGCACAGGGCCGCTGGGCCGAGTAGATGTCGAAGTCGCCGGAGCGCGGGACAAACACGTGCTGGTACGACGAGCCAGCGATGCTGGTCGTGGGGTCGCCCAACCCTGCCTTCAGCAGTTGGCCGAGCGTGATGGGACCGGCGTTGAGCGTGAGATCGCCGCCGATCGTACGGGGGCCTTCCTCGACCTCAGATGCCTCTTCGATGATGCCATCGAAGTCGTTGCTGTACAACGGCGGAATCTGGAGTCCAATGGACTCCGACAGGAAGGGAAGGTACATGACAGACGACACGGAGGGCGCGGTACCGAACGAGTTCTGGTGCGCCACCCCGATGATGCCTTTCACACCAAGGGTCATTGGTCAATCCTCTTGCAGTTCAGGAGTGCTGGTCACTTCCTCGACCAGCCCATCCTTGATGTAGCGCGCTGCCTCTTCCTGAGGCAGTTCCAGAACATCGCCGGTGCGGATGTCGCCTTTGTAGGGCAACTTCCGATCGCCAGCGATCCACCGAACCTTCTTGTCAGCCATTCGCGACCTCCAACTCAACGAGCATTACGGCAGTCTGCATGAAGAGGTTGTCGGCCTTCTTCGAGCGCGGGTCGTACGAGTAGGCGATGTCAGCCGACTTGACCTGCTCGACCAGACCGCCGATCGAATCGTTGTCCAGCAGGAAGTCGAAGACCTTGTCCACCAACTCTTCCAGCGCGACCTCGCACAGCGCGCCGGTTGAGGCGCAACGCTGGATCACGAGCAAGAGGTTGATGTTGGTGTCGAACCGGCGAGCGTCGCCCGCCGCCATCGTCTCGGGCGTGTAACGCACGCGCTGCTTGTAGATGCCGATCCAGCCTTTCACGGTCCGGTCGGCATCGTCGTTGACGAACTCCGAGCGCTCGATCGTCACGCCGTCGAAGCGTGCCGTGTCGGCGACCATCAGCGCCCTCAGCTGTTCTGTGACGGTCGAAGTATCCATCACCACTTCTCCGAGATCACGATGTTGACTTGCCGATCGTAAATCGGCATCACGATCTCTTGCGTCTCGTCTTCGTTGGGAAGGAGACGGCGCTGCGGCAAGCGCGGCGGACCGTCATCGCCCATCTGGTGCTTCTTCGCGTAGTCCACCGGCGAGCCGACGAGTGCCACGAGTGCGTCCGAGTACGGCAGGAAAGACTGGATGAGGTTGCGCGTGTTCTGCATCGGCTTCTCGTAGCCGTGGTCTTCCTTCCACTCGATCGTCCGATCGGAAAGGTCCGGCCAGCCTTCAGCGGTGAGCGCGCCCTCCAACTCGAAGTTCATCATCACCCACTGGTAGAGTTTGATGCTGGCCTTCTTGTTGGCGATCAGCGGGATGTCGGCGAACTTCTGCGCCTGAGCGTGGATGCGAGCAGCAAGGTCCGCCGCACGCATCGCGCGCCCGTTGACGACGAAGGTGCCGATGCTCGGAAGAGTCATCGCGCGCTGTCCTCTTCATCCAAGCGATCGGGACTCGGGCGCATCTCGACGATGTCGCCCAGCCCGAAGACCGGCGGATGGTCCGCGTTGACGCTCATCATCGTCGGCTTGTCCACTCCGGTGATGATATCGCCGCTCGTCGTGACCATCATCATCGTGCCCGAGATCAACATCTCGATGCGCTTGTCGATGCTCGACTGGAGTGAATCGAGATCGTCGCCCTTGAACATGCCCTGGCGGATCACGGTCATGTCGATGGTCAAGTCCCTGATCGTCTGATTGTTCGACGAGAAGGGTGTGACGAAGCGGGGCGACAGCCGCCCCTCCAGATCGAACTCGGCAGGGGCGAGGTACGCGACATCCAGCACCACCACCGCGCGCGAATCCGTCGCCGTGCGCGGGTAGCGGGGGAAGACATCAGCGCTGTATGTCGCGTACCGTCCCATGACTCACCTCACCAGTACTTGGTATCGAAGGGCTTGAGGATGCTCTGCATGTAGACCGTGTGGACGCGCTCGGCGTGCGAGCGATCGGCGAACATCGCCCTGATCTCCTGCGCACGATGCGTCCCGGCTTCGGCCCCGCGCTGGGCGTCCATCTTGAAGGCCATCTCGACGCCACCACCGAGCACGCGAACCGCGTTGCTGTAGTACTGGAGGCTGTCGAGGATGATCTTGATGTCGCCGTCCTTCAGGATGTCCTCGAAGAGTGTGATGGCTTCGCGCGCCCACTGCTGCATGTCGGAGGTCACATTGCCCCGCGTCTGCTCGGCGACGAAAGTCATCATGTGGCTCAAGTCCCTGATCCACAGAAACTTGCCCAGCTTGCGCTTCGGGTTGGTCTGACGATCGCGCTGCATCAACGCGAAGTTCCGCTGGAACCGCGCGCGACGGATGGGCTCGGTGTAGTAGCCGTGATGGGCGATCGAGACCTCGCCGATCAGCATGGCCGCACCAACGCCCTCATTCTCGCCCTTCTCGGGATGCTCGTGGACGCAGCCGAGGAAGCGGATGCCCTTGTCCGTGCGGAAGGCCCGCGACGGAAGATCGGTCATCAGGATGCCCGCCGGGTACACGGAGAAGTGGTGCTGCTGGATCGCGTAGCCGTTGAAGCAGTTCGGGCGGAGATAGCGCACCAACGACTCCGCGTTGACGAGGTCTTCGTCGCCGTCCAGCCACAGCGCCCAATCTGTGGCAGCGTCATCGATGGTCGCGTTGCGCGCGGCATCGAAGCCTTCCTCCAGAGCGCTGTGCAGGTTCTGGTACGAGACCACCGGCCAGAGCGGATAGTCCTTCTTGACGCGCTCCAACACGCCCGCCGTGTCATCCTTCGAGTTCTTGTCGATGCCGACGATGACCTGGTCCACGATCGGCAGCACGCGATCGAGCGTGCGACGCAGCGTGTGCTCGCCGTCCTTGACGATCATGCAGAGGGCGACGGTCTCGCGCGGCATGATCTCGGCCAACTTCCGATCATAGTTGATCGAGTTGACCGGACGATCGGCAGACCACTTGAAGGTCGTCACGTAGTGGCCGAGAAGATCGCCGGTGGGGATGGGCCCGGACGGGAACAGCATCGGCTCGAAGTTCTCGAAGCCCTCGAACATGTCCTCCAGGTCGGCGATCTCCAGGTGGGCGAGATGGTAGCGCCACGGATGGTCGCGATGGTACGAGATCATCTCCCACGGACCGATCGGCGTGGTCGTGACGACGCAAGCGCCGTCGCGCGCGAGACCAGCGAACAGGCTGTTGGCCCAGTCCCACGGATTGAACATGTGCTCCAGCACTTCGCCGAGCAACACGAGGTCCGCGCCGTCCTTCAGTGCAGCGACCGCTGCCCGCGCGCCTTCCCAGTCGCCATCGGCGATGGCGAGGAAGGTGGTGTTGCCGACTCCGGCCTCGTTGGCTGCGCGCTTGGCTTCTTCGATTGCGCGCGGCGAGACATCGAGTCCAACAACATCGATGTCAGGGAACCGCCGCGCCAGCCCCACCGACTGATGACCATGAGCACAGCCGACATCGACGAGCACCAAGCGCCGACCGTCACCAGCAGGGCGATCGGCAAGAGCACGACCGACGCGATCAGCGACAGCGCGGAAGCGAGGATTGCCAGACACATCCTCAGGCCCCTTGTACTCGGGGCCGTCGTAGAACTTGGCGGTGCCTGCGGCGTAGTGCTCACTGTAGGTCTCCTTCGAGTCGGCGAAGCGGTACAACTCCAACTCTTCAAGGCAGCGCGCGAAGATCGGATTGGCTTTCCACTTCTCGACATTGATGCGATCGAGCAGGACGCGAGCAGCCTGGATGTCGCTCCAGTAGATCAGATGGCGCAGCAGCGACGGGATGTTGCTCTGGGCCTTCTTGAAGGCTTCGCTCACGTGCCCGAGAATCTGGTCCGCCGTCGCCGACCAGGTGTACTTCGTCGCGCACTTCTTCTGGCGCTCGACCAGCTGCTGGTACTCGACCCCCTCGACACCCTTGGTGGCGAGGCGAGCCGCGTGCTTCACGAAGAGGTCTTCATCGCTCACGCCGTCCTTGTGATCCACGAGGATGACGCCCGCGCCCTTCGTGGTCTCAGGGATCGCCGCGCACTTCGAGACGAGTTGCGGGATGCCAGCCCACATACATTCCATCGCGGTGATGCACGAGACTTCCTCGAACTCGGTGGGGTAGATGTGCAGCTGGACGCTCTTCATCACGCAGGCGAGATCGAACTGCGTGAGGTGGCCGAGCGTCGTCACATTCGGCAACTTCGCCGCGAACGCCTTCAGCTGGGCGTAGTAGGCAGCCATCTCCGGCACCGCGTGCTCGTAGTTGCAGATGTACAGATGCGCGTTCGGCGCTTCCTTCGCGAGCCGTTCCATGATGCCGCCGGGGCGCACCAGATGCTC